GCTGGAGTCTGTGGCTGCAGTGCTTAGCGCATTGGTTATGGCTGTCATGTTCCAAAATTCCCTTCGCAGAGAAGCAGAAAGGCTGCTGCGCCAGCATTGGGCCAGCTTGAATGGGTCGCAGAGAAAAGAATAATTACAAAAGAGGGAGTAAAACATTTTCGGTGTTTCACTCCCTCTTAGTATGTGGTGACAATTTGTATTATGGTCATAAGGGTCAGTCTGATAAAAAGGTTCTCCCCCCACACAGCATATGAGAAAATCCCATTTATACTTCAATGCTCCCTGTAGCATCTCGTGAAAAAATCGCTTTAATTAGCGCTGCTATAATGCAGGGATATATTCTTGCAGTTTCATTAGAGATTGTCCAAACTTGGTTGTTTTCGTCGGGATCTGCACCGTGGTCTGCCGCATTGCGGACTTGTCCAACGAATTCAATCATCCCTCGATGTTTTTTCGAAATGTGTGCAGATAATGCATCTCGCTTTTGCAGTATCCCATTTCTACCGCTTAAAGAGACTCCTTTTCTTACTGCAAAATCAGCTAAAAAAGATTCAAATGCATTTGCCGCACAAACAACGATAGAACGAACATCCATTGTCCCAGAATGAGTTTTCTGCAATGCCTCAACCAAAGGGGCAAACACATTGGATGTATTAACAAAAGTATACAGATTTTCCCCCCAATACGTACGCAACGAGTTTTCGGTAATGTTTGCCGAGCGAAGCGCAGCTTCAATAATACCTACAGCATCCACATCCTCAACAAAGCTATATAAGTTTGCGCCTTCGCTTTTAAGCGCCTTTGCGTAGGTAGCAATGCTTATAAGCGTATTTTTCACGTCTCTCTCGTTGGAGGTCATCATATGTAGGGTTTTCGTTTGGCGACAAGCAAGCTCAATGGATTTTGTAAAACCGTATCGTGTCTTGAATGTATTATATGGAGCATATTGCTCCAAAATCAAGCGCATAAACACGGCCTTCTGCTCGTCTGATGATGCAGATACAAGCTTCCGGGCCAAAAATGATGGAGACCCATAACAGCCTCGTGAACTATCAAACACAATTAACTGAAGTTCACATGCCATCTGAAGTGCCTTAAGAACCTGATCGTCAGTTGCTATTCCCGTGAACTCTGCGATGAAATCCTTTGCCGCTTCAGAGCCTTTTGCGATGACAGCATCAACAACTGCAACAATATCCTCAGCAGTAGTAAGCACTATGTTATAACTCATACTGCACCTACTTTCTCTGTTATGAATAGCTTAATCATTCAGACAACTCGTAAAGCAGTTGACTAATTTTTTCGCCGAGTCCATCAATATCTGCTGGTGTACAGTTGATATTGATGTTGATGACAATAGAGTTCTTTGCCGAAATTGTTGCAACGGGAAGCGCTTGTTGGGCAACTGGTTCTGAATGCGTTTGCTCAGCAGATATGGTATTTGATGCAACAGATACTCGGGCAGAGCTTGGTTCATCCAGGACAGATAGCTTGCCGTCAACCTCTGACAATACCCCAACACTCTTAAAAATTTCAATCAGTGCTCCAGCTCCTGCGCGAGATTCCTTAGCATCTTTGAGTCCTGAAGAATAAATAATGTGATTAATGAAACTCGAACGATCCATGCCATTACGAATTCGGACAGCAGACAACATCCGGTTTAAAAAATCAACTTCAGCAATAATCTCTTTCCAAATCCGTTCAACTTCATCTGTAATTTTTGAGGTATATGCTCGTCCTAAAGCGCGTCCCGTTTCGGTTGCTGCTTTTTTATTGCCCTCCGTGATCAAACCCACTTGTACCATAAAACCATTGTTCTTGCTTACAATAGTACGAGGTACTCCAGTGGCTTGGGTTATCTCGTCCAATGATAGTGCGGTTCCTTCTTTCGTATTCGCATACGCTTGGAACAGTTTAATCAGCTCCTCATACGATGAGCACGGAAGTTTAAAGGTCTCTGCCATTTTCTATTCCTCCAATTCTTTTATTTGATGATATTTCTGTTGAAACATCAAAGCTACAAGCACCTAAATTATTATTCGCAACCGTATTAGTATTCAAAGCTTTGACACTAAATTTAATGCAACAATATTGACTATATCGAGTGTCATTAGATTCACGAAAAACTTAGCGTTTCCATGAAGAACAGATTTTGTACATTACACATTTAGCTAAATTGTATTTGCAGAGATTATTTGTTAATTTAGTATTCTCCAAACCTTTTTGCCAACTGCATAAACGACGAGTTTGGCATTACCTGCTTGGACGGGATAAACAGATACCGCCACTGTTTATAGCCGTTTGCCTTGCCCCAGCGAGAGGCGACCTCGCAGTATTGGATACCGCGCTTTTTCTTGGCGATAACATCCGGGTCACTGAGCTTGTCCTCGCCCTTTACCTCCACAAGATAAATCGTATCGTCGGTCTCCACAACGAAATCCGGCTCATAGTTATGCCCGTGATTGTAGGTGATATTGAATTCCTGTGGAGCAGGGCGAAGCCAGTTCTGCACATCGGTGTCCGTCTCCAGCACCCGTGCAAGTACCAGTTCGGGGCGGCTGTCAAACTTGGCGGCGCTGAATACGCCCCGCTTGACACCTTCAAACAGAACTGATTGGATATTCCCGGTATAATCATCGGAGAAAAGATTGACCCGTTCGGCACAGCTGTAAGACTGCTGCAGGTTGTAATCTCTTGTGCCGACCACTTCTTCCTGTAAAAATCCGTTTTCACAGTAAAAATGCTGGAGCATCTGCTTGTAGATTTTATTGCCAATATCCCGCTTGTACATCATAATGATGTTTTGCATTCCGTTTGTGCCATATTGGGTTTCGTAATGGTCGCAGACTTGCGTGATCAGCTTGAACAGCAGTTTGGAGCATTTCTCGTAGTCGATCTCCGGTTTCTGTCGGAGTTGCTCCAGTATGACCTTTTTCGGATTGTAGCCCTCAAAATCGATCGCATCGCCCTTGATGCGCTGCCGGTCCTGCATATCCTCCAGATTCTGAACGAGCAGCTCGTTCTTGATCGGCACATGGGTAAAATCTGCCATGTCCAAATCAAAGTCTACGAACACATATTCCTCAACACCGGCATCCGTTACCTTGATACGGGGAATCGGAATAAATTTGTTCACGGCAGCTCTGTGCGTTTCCTCGGTTTGGTAGAGCATCCATGCTGCCAGCGGCATTTCATTCTCCTTGAAGGTCTGTCCCAGATCCTTATCCTCAGCGACCTTCTGTTTGACTGTTTCTACAATTTGCTGTGCCTGCACATGGGTGACCGTATGCGCCGGGGTGTGCTGAATGTGCCGCTCAACCTCTGCCTTGATCAAATCAGCTGCCTTCTTGAGCAGTGCATCTGTGGCATCCGTCTTTTCAATTTGAGTATGAGCATACGCTTTTTCCAGCTCGGCATCCGGATCGGTTTCTATTGTCAGCTGAGTATAGACCACTTCTTCGGGTTTGATCTCTTCTGCTTTAATGACATTCCCGGCCTTGAAAATAGAATCACCCTTCTGTGCCTCCGCCAAAATATCATTGAATTTATCATGTGCAGTCAGCATGACGGCGTCCACATCCCGGTCACCGGTGCGCTCTCCATAGGGTAGGCGCAAGCCGCGACCGACCATCTGCTCTCGCAGAATTTTGGATGCGGCCGTCCGAAGAGGGACGATGGTATAGAGATTGTTGACATCCCAACCTTCTTTGAGCATATTGACATGGATCACGATCTCCACCGGATTTTTCGGGTTTTCCACATCCAGAAGCAGACGAGTGTTCGCTTCGGTCTCTGCGCCTTTCTGTTTGGAGTGGACGATTATCGTTTTGTTGCGATATGCGCCACTACGGAATTCGTCTGACTTTACGAATTGCTCCACCCAGATTGCGTGATCTGTATCCTTGCAAACTACGAGCATAAACGGCTTCACCACAGGCTTGCCGTGATTGGCAGCGTAGACTTCCAATTTGCGCTTTGTGCTTTCATGGCAGGTGATGCCGTCCAGCAGCATCATTTTATCCAGCTGTTCATCACCGAAGTTATAGAAATCAATGTCCGAGCGGGTCACGGCATATGGGGTGCGGGTATAGCCATCCTCGATCGCTTTGGACAGAGGGTATTCATATACCACATTTTTGAACGGCACCTGCTTATTTCCCTTGGTCACCAACGGTGTCGCTGTCAATTCCAATCCCAGCAGCGGATGCAGCTCGTTCAGTGCCTGCGCACCCTTTTCTGCCCGGTAATGGTGCGACTCATCCATAATGAGCACAAGGTCCGGTAAGTCGGACAACGCCTGATAGAACGAGTCCCCAATGAGCTCGTTCACCTTTTTCATATTTGCGCCCTCTTTGTTGAATTTATCGATGTTATACACGAAGATGTGAACATCGGATTCAAACAGGGAGAGCGTTTTTTCACGGTAATCGTCATCCGTAATGATCTGCGGTAGCGTGCTGAAACAGCCAAGCCCCTTGAACACATACTTGGCGCTGTTGTTATCACTGAGATCCTTTTTGAGTTTTTCAAAAATCGTGGTATTGGGAGCGACCACGAAAAAGTTTCTGATATGGTGCTGCGTGTAAAGGTAGGCGATAAAGGCTCCCATCAAGCGAGTCTTGCCGACGCCGGTTGCCAGAGCAAAAGTCAGGGACATAAAGTCACGCTCAAAATCGGAGCAGATCGGATACATAGCGTGGACAGCGCCCAGTGCCGCTTTCAGATTCATTCCCTTGCGGAGCTGTACGGCGTTTGTAATTTCCTCCAGAATCTTCAGCGATTGCGACTGCGGCTTGCGGAGGGACATGACGCCGCTGATATAGTCTGTGGTATAGAGCGGAAAATCGTTAGACATCCTCTTCCTCCTCGTCGCAATCATCATACACCGGCGGGTGTACGATATTCAGGTTGTAATCCGCTTTGCCGAACTCGCAGCGTTCCAGCAGCATTTGCGGGATTTTCTTCACTGTGATATTATCGTAGGCCTTGTCCAGTCCGCTGTCAAAAGAGCGGCAAGCGATGATCAGATATTCGCCCTCCTCCATGGTGTCCTTGATGGAGTCCAGATAGGGACTGTTCAGGTGGCGGGTAGTTACAAAGAGATAGCTGTTCTCGTTGCCTACAGACTGCTTCCAGAACAGGTCTCCATCCGGCTGATAGTGGAATCCCTCATGCAAGGCCACCGCCGCTGCCAGCATATTGGCATCATAGTCCTCGTTGATGACATATTCGTCAAAGGAGTCTTTGTTGATTAGGGTGGGTGCTACCTCATAGAAACGATAACCACCACCGCCTTGCCAGTTCTGCGCCTTGGTAATGCCGCCGGGGTCCTCCCCGGCAATGACCTTATCCATGCGCACTTTGCAATGGGTATAGGCGTGATTGCCCATTTCCACGCCGATCCAACGCCGCCCCATTTTCTGCGCGACGGCAGCAGTCGTGCCGGAACCGAGGAAGGAATCGAGAACCAAATCGCCGGGATTGGAGGCTATGTGGATGATGCGTTCAATCAGACGCTCAGGCTTTGGGGTATCAAACGAAATATCACTTCCAAACAAAGCATTTACTTCGTCCTTAGACTCACCAGTGTGGCCGACTTCGTCCTGCGGCCACCACGTCCACGGTACAATTCCCTTTGCTTCTGATAAAAATTGTTTTCTGCGAGGCACGCCATTTCCGTCACTTCCGAAGGTCACTCGTCCGTCCGCAAGCGCTTTCTTAAATTCTGGCTCTACAACTTTCCAACAATTTCCCGGCGGCGGTGTATGTACTTTCCCATTTGGGGCAACAATCTCGTACATTTGATTGGGCCGGTATCCTTGCGCAAGCAACGAAACTGATTGCCATGCGCCTCGAGGGTCATTATCCGGATTTTTGTACGCTTTGAGTTGTTTTTCTGCAAGTGGAAGATAATTTCTGGCCTTTTTAAATGCATCCTTGTCTTTTACATAAACAAGAATATATTCATGTGAGTCGCCAATTGCCTCTCGGTTCTCGCGTGAATAACGTTTTTGCCATACAATAGAGGCAAGGAAAGATGATCGGCCAAATACCTCATCGCACAAAACCTTTAGATAATCACGTTCATTGTCATCAATGCTTATCCATATGGAACCCGTATCACCCAAAAGCCTCCACATAATTTGTAGGCGCGGGCGTATCAGATTGAGCCAAAGACTATGTTCAATATTGTCTTCATATATGTTTGCGGCATTTGCGTTGTACGGCGGATCGATATAGATGCACTTTGCTTGCCCAGCAAATTTACTTTCCAGTGCTTTCAGTGCCAGCAGATTATCCCCATGGATCAGCATATTCTGCGTATCCAGGTCGGCGGCAGTGTTGGAAAGCTCCGTATTTTCAATCAGCAACCGAGGCTCGACTCGAATCGGCTCGTCTTTGCCATACCACGTCAGCTCCAATTTATTAGCCATTGGTTGGCCACCCCTCTTTCATGGCAAGTGCCTCGAGTTGTTCCCCCAAATTATATCGTATATCGTTTTCTGTTACCTGATCAAAAGGGCGAATAACCGTTGTTGGTAGCGCCTTGATTGCGGCAAGAATCTCCGGGTGTTTTGCGTTATTCTGCATAATTTGCAGTTGCGCAGAACTGCGGTCAAATGGGGATTTCTGAAGCTCGTTCCATGTATCCAGAATATCCTTTTCCAAATCCGTAATATATTGTTTCTGCCGCAAATAGGCAATCAATAAACTGTAATCCATCCGTTATCCTCCTCTGTGTCCGTTGCTTGCGAAATCCGTATCAGCAACCAATTGAACTTTTTCAATTGCCGCTATGGTGCTGTTTTCCTCTCGCTCCAAAGCCTCATCCAGCTCGTACATTAGCATACTGGCAAACATTAACTGCCGTGCCGCATTCTCTGCTGTAATGAAATCATTTTCGTGAGCCTTTGGATTTCGCAAGGCAGCCGCTGCTCCGGCAAACATATCCATAAATCCTCGTTGAACATTTTCGCCTGTATCCGTTGAGGTGTCTGCAATCACAAGCTTAGGAGTTTTGGCCGAAAAAACTGTTTGCATAAGAGAGTAGCCATCCAACTGCTTTCCGTCCTTTCCTCTAAGCTCTGGGAAAAGCTTTTTGACTCTGGCATTTATTTCGATAAAGGCACTGCGTGCAGATTCAAAATAATGGCCATCTTGATACAGTGACCGCGCCACCCGAATAATATCCGGGTGAACCAGCTTCCAGTCAATCGCAAAACGGAGTTCCAGTTCCCGGCGCTTCAAGGCATCTAATTGAATCAAAATTGTATTTCCTTCTCCCGTTGCCATTCTTTGCGTTGAGGTGTAAACAAGATTACGGGAAATGATTTTCCACTCATCGCTTTCTTCAAAGTGATTTTCGTAAATGTACTGAATTAGGTCATTATAAAATTGAATATACTCCGGCGTATCGAAGCGAACTGGTGTTTTAATGGCAAAAAGGCTTTTCATCTGCCCAATTAAAGAATCAATTGTAATCATTGCGGGACCCCTTCCGTGCCATGTGAGTTCTAAATATTGGATATAACATTTCCCCCGGTTTCTGTGTACGGCAAGCAACCACCTCGAAAGACTTTGTTTGTAAATATCACTCACACAGTCTTTGATAAGCCTTGCGAACAGTTTGCGCCATCAAGATTCTGCGCTGGCTTAGGAACTCCATGTAGTCCATATTTTCGAAGTTATCCGGCAGAGCGTGTTCCTTGCAGGTTTTGCGATAACCTTCTTCGCCCAGTTTTTGGCGGTAATGAGAGACATAGTCTTGGGGCGTCTTATCTGAAATCTCGATGTTGGTGGCGTAGTCGAGATAGGTAAAGTTTGCGATCTGGTTCCGGTCACGGTCGCTGGTAAAACCAATGCCGGTCAGGTAGTTTTTCGGGAAAATGTGATGCTTGTCGATAGCATTCTTCGTTCCGCTGGAACCCAAGATGAAATACTTGGATACTGGGGTGTTGCTGAACAACATAGGAGTATTCAGCACGATCTGAGCTGCCACATATCCATACCACGCCGGAGAAATAGCCGCAGCGCTGTTCAGCTCGTTAGGTAGAGTCAAACTGAAATAATCGTCTGTGAAGTGTGTTTCGATTACACGGTCAATATAGGCAATGAACTCTGCCGCCGTATGAACATCACGCAGATCTGCAAATTGCTTTTCCACTTCGGACTCCGTGGAGCCAGTGTAGAAATATGTGATGGTGCTCATAAAGAACCACTTGCTGGTGCATTTCTTCAACTGCGCCGCATCCAGTTTGTAGTCGTATTTGGCGATCAGGTAAAGGACATAACTGAAAACGATAGCATTGGACGATGCAATCAGCTTGTCGCTGATATATCCGGCCTCTGCCACGATGTTAATGAAACTGTGCCAGTTGTTAAGGTTCATGACCTTGTCCAAAGCGTCCTTGAAAATCTGGAGATTATCATGACGCACCTCATCGGAGAACTTTCCGGTTTCCAGATTCTTGCCTCGCAACAGCATATAGGCATATTTCAGCCGAGCACGTTTAAAGCCGAAACCGACGGCCATGCGAATCAGATGAGAAGGCTCGATTGCCAAAAGCGTGTTGTATGAGGTATTGGCAGCTGGGATTCTGGACGCTGCCGCAAACGTATTAATCTTATCGCTGGTTTCGTTCTCATAAACAGAGATCAGTGTCTGGATGAAGTTATTCTCCGTCAAGCTCTGACCACCAGAGTTGACCCGGACAAAAATATCTGCGACATTTTCCTCATCTGCGTTATAGCTAATCTCCAAAGTAGGCAGAGAATAATCGGACAGATTCAGTAGAGCATTGATGCTATCTTCGATTCTATCTTCTTCCTCGTCTGTTAACAGCGGAAATTCCTTCTTACTACGGCCTTCGTTAGCCTCCCTGATAAAATGACGCCGCAGAGAACTGATGGAATTATCCTCTTTTGCCAGAAAAACATCACTGATGCGGCTGATCCACTCAGTGTCCTTTTCATATGCCTGAGACCATACGGCAAATTCACGAGTCAGCGGATTATAGGAGATTTTGATCTCACGATCTGCAAAGTTCTTGTCTTTCACCTTAACAGCAAACATAGCTGCAACAAGGGCTGTCAGTCGCTGCTGTCCATCAATGACAAGTTCTTTGGGTTCTTCGTAAGTCTTTGAGTTATCACCGATTGTACTCTTTTTGCTTTCGTAATCCGCCGGAGACTCCCAAAGCATAATGTAGCCAATAGGATACCCTTTGAGCATGGAGTCAAAAAGTTCACGGACTTTATTATCTTTCCAAACAAACGGACGCTGAAGATCAGGTAAACCGATACGACCATTGCGCACATCCTTGACCAAATCTCCTACTTTACTGGGGATATTCTTGAACAATTCATTTCCCATACGGAACCTCCGGAAAACTTCATTTTGCTTGCTGCAATTTCTCTCTAAAAGTCTACCATAAGTGGTGTCCGTTATAGTGGACACTTAGGATTTCAATTTGTATGTTCTATTGCGGTTGCCGCCTTCGGTAATAATGATTTCTTCTTTCACCATTTTTGTAAGCACTGCTCTGGCACGAGGACTGCTGATCTCCAACAGATCCGCAATCGTTTTACAATCCGCTTGAATCTCGTGGGTCAAGTATTCGATGACGGATTGTTTTTGCCTGCTGTAAATTGTGGAATTGCTTGCTTTTATCGCTTGCTTTTTATCGCTTGCCTTTTCAAAGGCGAGCGATAAAATTGTCCGCTCTGGCTCCAGTTGCTCTGTAATCTCCGGAGTTGTCCAATTTTGCTCGCGCCAGACGCGGAAGATATTCGGAATGCCGCTACCAGCACGCTCACCAATATCAATCAGGTTGAACATCTTCAGCATCGTTCCGTTCCGCGGATCAGAAACACCACCGCTTTTTGCGGCATCAATTTCGATGCGGAAGCTGCCCGGATTAGACATCGTAATGCTGTTACGCTTTTTGACGATGACCAACCCCTGTCTGCCGTAGTAATCGGCATTCACCAAACAGTTGGCCAGTGCTTCACGCAGAGCCTGATGCACTGGGGTATCATCTATACGAGTACCACCGTCCATCTTGAAGGGCACCTTGATATCCTGGATCAGCTTGTTGTAGACCCGGAAATAGAAGTCGTACACATTGCCGCTCCAGTCTCCGGAGGAGGAGATGATACGGTCAGTCCAACGGGTATCAGCGTCATACTGTTCCTGATAGTCCAGAAAGTAAGCGTTGAATTCCCGCACAATATCGTATTCGTTGCCGAACATGAGAAGTCCGGCAGAAGTGGGATGCTTTTTCCCATCAGAGCCGATGCCCACGGCACCCAGCTTCAGGAGGAAATCTTCATCCTCCAAGGCTTCCCACACATGGCCGGGACGGGAGAGGCGCATCCTCTGGCGATAGCTGCGGACGCTCTCCTGATTGAACACTGTCAAGTCCATCTCGTTCAGAACCAGCATATCCTGCGTCTTTACCGATGCATCGCGCACCATGGCCTGATATTCTTCCTTGGTGCAGCGGTAGTCACCCTCTCCGTTGCGGCGATAGGTGCAGAGAGGGTTACCATCTACATAAACCGGCTTATAAGAGCGCTCTGCACGGGGAACATTGATGACCACAATATGGTTGCCATCCACCTCCTGGACAAATACGTCCTTGGAGGACAGCACATTAACGCTGGTCTTATTGGGGTTATTGACGATGTCCCAGAACTCTTTAATGAGTCTGTCAGGGTCGGGCAGATCTACCGTGTGCAGGGATTTATCCGCCCATTCTTCCACTCCCAGCAGGATAATACCGCCGTGGGTATTGGCAAAGGCGGAATAGGTTTCCCAAATGCTTTTGGGCAGACCGCCAAGGGCTTTCTTCGCCTCAATGCGGTTGTTCTCCCGATATTGCTCGATTTTGGAAAAGTCAATCATGCTGCTCCTCCTTCACCAATTCGATGATGTCGCAGAAGTCGCAATCCAGCACAGTGCAGATCTTCGTCAGAATCTCTGTGCTGACATGCTGGTTCTTGCCCAGCTTGGCAAGGGCGGTGGTGGACATACCGGTAGCCAGACGCAGATCCTTCTTTTTCATGTTTTTATCGATTAGGAGCTTCCAGAGCTTATTATAACAAATCGTCATCGTAACACCTCGTGTCAGAGTATATACTAATACAGGTTAATTCTAACACAACAGCTTCAATTTGTCTATTGAAAATCCAGTTTTCAGATCTGAACTCCCATTTTCGAAGTGCAGATTTCAAATCAAGTCAATATGCAAAAGGCCGCAGAAGCGTCCGGGTTCGCTCCTGCGGTTATTTCATTGTTTATGCGGCGCAATTTTTGAGGACAGTCCATGGTACCAATTTTGTTGCCGTTCTCGTACATATCCTCGGCATACTCGACATGATTGGGGCCTTCGCTTTGTATCCAGCCAAAGCCGGGGACATAGACCATATCCGCCAGTTCGTTATCGTTAGCTTTTGGCTCCGGTGCCGATTCAGGTTGCGCGGGCTGTACCGGGGTGGGATCTGTCTGCGTAGGAGGTGCAGATTTCTGTTCTGTCATGGGTTCATCTTCTATTTCCGGTGCAGGGACGGGTAGCTCCTCAGTGGTTGTTTCCTGGGCTGATTCAGCTTCCGGCATTCCCGATTCTTGCTTTTCTGTGATTTCTGGCAATATTAGTTCTTCCGGCTCCGGAAGTGTCGACCGCGGAGTGGTCACGGCGGCCGTTTCGCTCGGCGCGGGTGTTTTCCCGACCTTTTCGGTCTGTGGCCACACAGCGGCACACAGGGCGAGACAGGCAGTGAATGCAGCGGCAATGATGATTCTATTTTTCATTTTGTTTCCTCCTCTTTGGATGTAAAATCATTGAGTTCTGAGGACAACTTACCTTTTGCGGAATAGCTATCAGAACTTCAGAAGATTATCCAGAATATTTGCCGCCTGTTGCAGTTCGCTCTGGGTGGCCTCATTTGGTATATCTTCGTCCTTTTTTGCCGTGTACAGCAGATAAGGTTCATAGTTCTGCCTGGTGATCGTGGGGCGGTAGTGTCCAAGCATCTGCGCCAGTTCCTTGGTATCCATGCCGTTCTTCAGAGCGAGGATGGCGCAGGTATGGCGGAGATCCACATACCTGATATGGTCGATGCCTGCTTCCTTTATGATCTCATCGTGCATCCGGCGCACCATCTGCGGCGAGTAGGGCCTCTGCGTGGCCGGGTGCATAAACATGAGCGGGCTGCTTGGGTGCTTGCTGTGCTCCATGATGAGAAGGTCGACCACCTCAGGGGTCAGCCTTATTGACCTCGTCTGGCTACCGTACTCCACCAGCTCTCGCCGTACCACAGCACGGTTTTCTGCGATGGTCAGCGTCCGGCTTTCGATATCAAGGTCGCTCCATTTCAGGGCGATTAGCTCGCTTTGGCGTAGGCCTGTCGTCAGCGCCAGCATGAACATGGGCAGATAGCCCAGACGCTCGGCGGCATCCAGATAGTCCTCCATTTCCAGAGGCGTCATGATATTTGCTTTCACCGTTGTGGACTTACGGTAGCGGAATGCCTTGGCAGGATTCTCTGTCAGGAGGCCGTCCCGTATGGCTTGATCCAAGCATTGCTGCAGCAGGCGGTGGATGTGCCGCATGGTTTCTTCCCCCAAGTCAGAGCTGCCGGGTCGATGATTGCCGAAGCGCCGCCGTTCCTCCAGAAATTCTCCGACCATCTCCGATGTCAATTCAGCGAGCAGTATATCTCCCAGGCCGGGAAGGATATGGTTCTTGAATACATAGTTGTGTGCCGCATATGTGGTCGGTCTGCTCTGGGACTTATCATAGGTTTCCTGCCAGAAGAGGATGTATTCCCGGAGCGTCATATTCCCACCTCCATGCACTGGCGCTGCAGATCCCGGAATGCCACCCACGGGAGTCTGGCCTGTTTCAGGATTTTCTTGTGCAGATAGTAGAACTCGTGGAGCTTATACGGTGCTCCGGTTTTGGGATTGAGGAACACATAGGGCGAGTCAGTTTCCGGCAGCTGCTTCAGAAGGCGTTCTGCTTTGGCGTTGAGCGTCAGCAACCGCTGACCCTTGAGGATGTACCTGTAGCGGACATGAAAATCGGCCCACGACAAGGTGATCAGTTCACATTGCCGCAGGCCGCTTGATAGTCCTGTGTAGATGAGAGGGAGCACGCCGAGCTGTTCCGTTGCGTTCAGGTAACGCTGGAGTTGTCCCAGGCGCAGAGGGGCTGCTTTGTATCCCTCCGCCTTTGATTCCTGGCAGAGCCGCACTGGGTTGTATGGAATAAACTGTTCCCGTGCTGCTTCGTCCATGCACCGCCGCAGAAGCAGGTGGACGCACCACACACTTCTGGCACTGAGTCCCCGGTTCTGCAGGCTGTCGTAGAAATCGGTGATTGTCTGCTCTGTTAGGTCAGAGAACTCCATACTTCCGATGCTGGGGAGGATGTGGCTGTAAATCAGATTGCGGTACCCGCCCTCGGTGTTTCCGTTCCATTTGTGCCGATTGGCGGTGAACCACTGGCCGCACCACTGCCCGACTGTCAGGGTATTTTCTTTCTGCATATCGTCGCCTCCTTTTGGCAAACGAACAATATCACAGAAAGCAGGAAATAGCTACTGAAAAGAACGGAATATTTGCAGACAAAAACTGTTCCGAATAACGCTTGTATTATTCGGAATAATATAGTTGATTTTATTCGGAGCAGCGGTTATAATATTCTTAACGAACTGCAATGGAGGTGCTCCTATATGACGATCAAAGAAGCGGCTGCCGCTTGGGGGATTACCGAACGGCGGGTCAATGCGCTTTGCAAAGCCGGACGCATTCCCGGCGCGTATAAGGAGGGCAGGCGGTGGTTTATCCCGGACAGCACTCAAAAGCCGGTGGATAAGCGTGGTCACCGAAGTGAAGTAAAGCCCACGATATCATCTGCGCGCAAGCCGTTGCCCATTGGCGTATCTGATTACCGGGATGCCTGCAAGAACTACTACTATGTGGACAAGACCCTGATGATCAAGGAGTTTCTGGACGAGCGCCCCAAAGTATCCCTTTTTACCCGCCCCAGACGCTTTGGCAAAACGTTGAACATGGATATGCTCCGCACTTTCTTCGAAAAGACGACCGAGGACACTTCCGTTTACTTCAGAGATAAGAAAATCTGGTCCTGCGGAGAATCCTATCTTGCCCACCATAGAAAGTACCCTGTGATCTTCCTGTCCTTCAAGGATGTCAAATACACCTCTTGGGAAGAAACCTATCAGACGCTCCAAAAGCTGATCGCGCAGGAATTCCGCCGTCACGACGAGTTGGCATCCAGCTCCGCACTTAGTGATTACGAAAAAGAGGAGTATTCCCTTCTTGCAACAGAAGCTGCTGATGAAGTGGAATATCAAATGTCCCTGCGGACACTGACGCTGCTCCTCCATAAGCACCACAATGTCGCACCCATCGTCATCATTGACGAATATGATACTCCCATTCAGCAGGGCCATGTGAGCGGTTTCTACGACACGATTATCGGATTCATGCGAAACCTGTTCTCCGGCGGTCTGAAAGACAATCCGCATCTGAGCTATGGTTTCTTGACCGGCATCCTGCGTGTTGCCAAGGAAAGTATCTTCAGTGGCCTGAACAACCTGAAGATCAACTCGATTTTAGACGAGCGCTACAGTGAATATTTCGGCTTCACTTCAAGCGAAGTACATGAGATGGCGGACTACTATCATGCTTCTGATAAATATCAGGAGCTTTGCGAGTGGTATGATGGTTACCTTTTCGGCAATACCGAGATTTTTAATCCCTGGTCTGTCATTGGATACTTCAATAATAACTGCCGTCCCAAAGCATTCTGGCAGTCCACCGGAAGCAATGACATCATCCGTGAGGTGCTGGCTTCTGCAACGCCGGATATTATGGAGCGTCTGGAGCTGTTGATGAAGGGCGAATCCTTCGTTACGCACATCGACACTGGCGTCATTTATCCGCAGATCCAGAATGATCCGTCCTCTGTATACAGCTTCCTGCTGGTGGCAGGTTATTTGAAGGCTGTGAGCTGCGACCAGTCTTACGGCGAGGATTATATGTGCGAAGTGGCTCTGCCCAACAAAGAGATTTCTTTCGTCTACAGCAAGGAGATCCTCTCTCAGCTTGAGAATATTATTCCTCGTTCCGTTGCTGTTGCTATTCAGGAAGCTATCTACAAGGTAGATAGCGACTCACTGCAAAAAACCTTGGAGAAGTTTCTGCTCCAAACAATAAGTTTCCACGATGCTGCCAACGAAACATTTTACCATGGTCTGATATTGGGTATGTGCGCTGTGATGGACAACAGCTATCGCATTACCTCCAATCGCGAAGCTGGTGATGGACGATTTGATATTCAGATGCTTCCTTTGAATAAGCGGCTGCCTGGTATTCTGATTGAATTAAAGGCCGGGAAAGACCGCTCTGAAACACAGCTTGAAGACCTTGCCAATGTTGCCTTGCAACAGATTAACGACCATGCATACAGCGTTGATTTGCAGGCAATGAATGTTACGTCAATTATAAAAATTGGCATTGCATTCTCTGGTAAAAGAACATGCATTGCTGCTGAAAGACAAAACATCGAATAAACATCTTCGCTCAGCAGGCTGGCTATCATCCAAGTCAGCCTGCTGTTTCTTTGTCGTCGGGTTTATTTCCTTGTTTATGCGGCGCAGTTTCTGAGCTGCTCTCTGCGGCAAAAAGCACCCGCTGTTGGAGGTAAACCCGGTCGGAAGCACTTTTAATATACAGAATTCCATCCCACACAAATCCCAAAAGCCGAAAGCGGTGCCTGAAATAAACAGGCCAATAGAGTTCCAAAGAGGAACCGCAGGAGTGCCGGAAAGTGCCAAAGAGGGCGCAAGACCCCTCGCTGAAAGTTCAGACATAGGTTTGGGATGTCGAGGTTGGGTGTTCAAGTCACCTCACTCGGACCAAAATCCCTCTGAAATCGTTGATTTCAGAGGGATTTTCTTATTCTTTGTCTATTGCGGCGCAGGGGTTGAGCCTGTCATTCTTAACATGTCTTTTCGACAAACACAGACTTAATATTGTAATTTTTGCTAAATTGCAATATAATTAATAACAAGCCTTTTGTGCCATCAAGGTAGCCGTATAGAGAGTTCCCATACGGCTTGTTATCCTATTCTATCTTGGAAGTGAATCAGTATGATATTTAAAATATTAGCTACCGGACAATCAAGCGCAATGACATCCACTCCTAATACTGGCTATTTGATTGAGGATCAATGGGACGATTGGTTTCAGTATAGCACAATGTATGACTTGTATATTGTCGACTCCTTATCTCACCAATGTTACATGGGAAAAACAAAAATCGGCCAAAAGGGTATGGTTGAAGACCAGCGAAGGCCAGCACTTCCTGAAAGTTTTTCCCGTTTGTCAGAAGATTTCTTTTCTCTTGGTCAAGACAGCTACTATTATGAAAATATCAAAAATCTGGGCGATGTAATGCGAAGCGAGATTCTTGCTGCTTTAAATGATATTGCATACAACACTAAGCTAATACGAACTGCGCAAAAGGAACCTGTGACTAAGAAATCTCTTTTACGAAGCGTCCCGCTAACAACAGTTAAAGAGCAGTTTAATCGAATTGCGTTAGGCGGTGCAAGATTAACGCCGTACAATTTTGAATATAGGTCAGTTCCAATTCGAGAAGGAATTGAGCCTATTACGATTGAATTCAATGTCGATCCTGATTCTTATCCGCCATCGAATATTCATGTCATCATTGGGCGTAACGGCGTCGGAAAAACATATCTAATAAGCAATATGATTCGGTCAATCATACAGCCCCGTAATAATCTTCGAGAAAATGTTGGAGAAACTCGCTTCCTTCATGATAAACAAACAGCCGTAGATCATTTTTCTCGTATAGTCTTTGTTTCATTCAGTGCGTTTGATGAATTGAACTTTAAAACAAAGTCAGAAAAATTTGTCCGAATAGGCCTCCCTGCGCATTCAGGAGAAAACACCCATGAACACCTGAATAAAATATTCGCGGCAAGCTTTTCCGCTTGCCTTCATGGCCCTCAGCGTATGCTGTTAACGAAAGTCCTTCATATGTTAACATCTGATCCAATGTTTAGTGAATCAGAAATAGTTACCTATTGTGAAGAAGATTCCCAATACGATAGTGATACCCTTATTTCTGTATTCTCCAGACTAAGTTCCGGTCACAAAATTATCCTACTTTCAATAACACAGCTTGTGGAAAAAGTAATGGAAAAGACATTAGTTTTTTTGGATGAACCAGAAGGTCATCTACACCCACCGCTTTTGTCTGCGTTTATTCGTGCACTGTCAGAACTGCTTCTCGACAAAAATGGCGTTGCAATTATCGCCACGCATTCGCCAGTAATTCTCCAAGAAGTTCCTCGAAATTGCATATGGAAATTAAGAAGAACTGGCGCATATTGCAAAGCAGAACGTCTAAATATCGAGTCCTTTGGCTCAGACATTACAACACTGACAACAGAGGTCTTTGGGCTTGAAGTAATTAATTCCGGTTTTCATAGTTTACTTCAAAAATTAGTAAACCTTCACGGAGACTATAACGCCGTACTTCAGGCTCTCAATGGACAGTTGGGTGCCGAAGGACGTGCATTGGTAAAAACCATGGTAATGCTAAAAGATGAGAATGAGGGCGAAAACGATGAAGATACCTAAGCCAGATATAAAAGTGACTGAGGTTTTCGACTCGTGCATTAGCAATATGAGGGCTGCAAACCAACAGCTGTTTCGTCCATGCCTGCCTAAGATTGTTACATCGACTGAAGAATATGAGCATTACATGGAAAATGGAGACCTTGAAAAGGTTGCACAGAGTGAAAGTATAAGTGGTGTTCCTAAGCATGAATTAGAAAAGCTCTACACCAATAAGTTGTCAAAAGCCAAACAACCTGCAAGAAAATATTATGATAAAATAATAAGTGCCGCACCTATGGGACTATGTCCCTATTGTCGCCAGCAAATTGTTTCTACATTAGATCACTATTATCCAAAGGCTCACTATATTTCGTTAGTAATTTCCCCAACAAACCTCATTCCAACATGTGCTAATTGCAACAAAAACAAAGCCGATGTTGTCGTTCACAAAAAGGAAGATGCTATCCTAAATCCATATTATGAAGATTTAGATAGTCTTATCTGGTTGTCTGCGGAAATAGTTAAAGATATTGCATCTAATTTCTTAACAATGACTTTAGCTATACAATCAACATACAACATCTTTTAAGCCTCGTGAAACTACTCAATACGAGGCGCATACATAGAAATGTTCGTTTATAAGACCGCTGTTTAGATTAAACAACGCTGTTATAAGTGAACATTCAAAAGCTGAATTTATAATGGACAGTTAAACAATTTCAAAGCGAACGCACACTTTGACCCCACAAATAAATAGCGCAAAAAAATAGGGCAGGAACGGAGTAATTTCCGAACCTGCCCTAATTTATTTTCGCACATCTCCTCAACTGAGAATATTCACACCCACAAAATATCCTCGGATAATTATTTGCCAAACATGACGATTGCACCGATGATACCACTCACAAGTAAAGTGCAGATACAGGTGATAACTGCAACTTTGATAGAGTTCACATTGCTGGCAATCTGCTTGTACGGTTTGTTCTCAGCCTCATTGACCTTTTCCGACAACTTACGCTCGGTTTCCTGCCAAGCTTTCGCCTGTGCATCGACTTTACTGTTTGTGTCGTCCACCTTCGTTTCAATGTTGCTGACACGCTGTGCAATAAGCTCAACAGAAGTAGCAATCTTGTAGATGGCTTTCTGCTCGCTTTGGATTTCCTTCAGCTCATTTTCCAGATTATCAATTCTATGCGTATTGGACTTACATCTCTGTTCCGTCTCAATGAGCATAACAGTCTCCTGGTCAGTCATATGAGCACCTCCTGAATAAAGTTACTTCCCCTCTTCCTTCTTGGCAGTAACCTTATTTGCGGGTGTGGCAGGGTTAATTACCTTGCTCATGTCGCACAGACTATCAATCATGTCGGCAATTGCGTCATAATCAATGTCGTAGTTAATGCCATCTGCGCTCGCCTTGAGCATCGCCAGAACCCACTCTTTTCGTTCTGCACCGTCTTTGAACTTAGTCTCGGCAGTCTCCATCAACTTCATAACCTTCTCCAGAACGACGCCCCAGTTCTTCTCCTTGACAGCCTGCTTGATGTATTTCACAAGCTGAATAACGAGAGGAATGGCGGCTGCCAGACCAGAAGCGATTGCTGCGATGTACTTCAGAATCTCCAACCAATCCATAATCGTACCTCCATTTCTTTTTCTGGCAGAGCATTATACTCTGCTTGTATAATCAAGAGAAATCCACCCGGCGCCGCTTTTAAGCTTTCCCCATGATTTGGCGCCAGTTCCGTCTTTCTCTTCGACGATGGTATAAACCCCACCGCCCTTAATCTGACCGGCCACGGCGTATCCCGTACCGGCACCCTTGCGAATGTTCAGTACATCCGCCGTAACACGCACACGATACGGAACCGCAGAAGGTTTCTGTTCGGGCACAACCGGAGTCTTGCCTGCGTATTTGTCATAGAACTTCTGACCGTATGCCGCACGCTTATTCTGAACTGCCGCACTCTGGTTCGCAGGACGCTCAAATTTCATCAGCACGGAATTGGATGCGGCAAGAATGGTCTTGGCGGATTTCAAATCGGCAAAAACGCCCTTATAGCTCTCGCTCAATTCCTTGTACAGGAATTCAAGCTGCATACCCAAATCTCCAACAGACTTCTTCTTGCTCTGCGCAAAAGCAAGTAGTGCTTTCTTCCTTGTGTGATATGTCCACTGTGCCAAGCCGTAACCTGCGCTATCAGTCCCAAACTTTTTGTATGTGCCATTGTCAACAGCGGCGGTATAGGAAGCATCTGTATATCCAAGCCGCTTCTCATAGGCATTCTGGAGGTTGTCAGGGCGTAATCCAGACTCAGCATAGAGATTGCCCATCATCCCTGCAACGCCGTATTCATTCCCAATCTTGCCAAGCAAGAAGTTCCAAATGATTTCCTCGTTTGTATTACCAGAGGGAGCGGACGGAGTAGACGGTATCGTCGGCGTGGTCGGTTTTGCGTTTGCCAATGCAAGGTCAGAGGCCTTGAACGGACTCATAATGGAGTTTTTACCGTCCTCGCTTTTGTTGATAACAACACGATTTCCACTTACAGAATGTACAATCCAGTTCTTTGCCCGAACCCAGCCAGGAACTGACTGACCGGAGTAATACTGTGTGCCGATAATCTTGACAACATCTCCCGCCTTAAATGCGCTGGTTGTAGGCGTGGTCGGGTTTGTCGGCTGTGTAGGTGCAACGCTACCAGAGGTTTTCATTAGCGCAGCGACATCGGCACGAGCCGTCGCCATAGACTTACCAAACTTCGGGAACCAGTGGTTGACATCACCGTGGTTAGAGCCAAACCCAAGCGCATGACTGTCTGCATGGCATAAAATTGTAGGAACGGATACACCATTCATATTCACTGTTCCGTTTGGGTCAATATTGAACATTTTGCAAAGGTATGCCGTAATTTCACAGGCCTCCTTGTAGACCTTGTTGAAATATGCAGCATCGTTCAAACCGTCTTCGCAAATCTCAAATTGAATCCAACCATTGTTACAGGAACCCTTGTTGCCAGAGCCGCAGCCCCACGGGCGATAATTCCACGGCATAGTCTGTACTGTAGTGACAGTACCGTCCGCCAATTTACCAATCCAGCAATTCAGACCAGCCTGACGGTTGATATGGTTCCAGTCGTTTCGGTTCCCATTTGTGCCGAGAAGTGCCAAAAGCTCTGCTCTGTTTGCAGCATTATCATCCGGCTGGACATAGCGCCGCAAATTCGGATTGTTTGCACCGGTGCTGTGCCAAAGAACACCTTTGACGGTCATGGTGCTTGTCCCTTTGTAGCAAGTACTCTGGGTCATCATGCATTCCAACGGTCTATTCGTTGAACTGTATTTCATTTTTCCTCCACTTGTCGAGGGAACGGTAGTGACCGGTTTCTCATCTGAAACAGCCGGATTATAAATAAAGCCAAGGAACTTGTACGCAGCTCCTTGACCCCAGTTACCGTTTCCCTTTGTTCTTGTCTTGTTCCAAAACGGATTGGAACTGCCCCATCCGCTTTCGGATGTATAGACCTCCGTATCACTTACGACCTTCTCAACAATAGCAACATGACCCGCCCCATCAGAGCCGTTCAGTGTAGCGCCTTTCTGCCAGACCATGCAGGCGCCAAGTTTCGGTGTCTGTCCTGTTTTCAGAGAGGTTCCCTTATACTGAATGAAGTTCTCTGCATTCACGGGTCTTAGGTACTTGCAGTATCCATACCCGCCAATTTCGTTAAATCGTCCGTAAGCATACCCTACACAGTTAGAAAGGACATCGCAGTCCTTATCTGTTGGACTGCCTTTAATGGCGTCGGAGTAGCCGCCATTTGCTTTGGTTATGTAATACTTATTACCAGCTTCCGGTTTGCTGGTTCGCATCTTAAACGCCACGATACATCACTCCTTTGTCCGTTATCCAACGGAGCCATTGTCGGCACCGTAATCATATACATTGACGGTTGCACCGTTTGTAAACGGCACTGGCTCGGTGCTATCAGCGCCAGCGGAAAGAATCTTATTCAACGCCCCGTTATTCTCTTCGCCAGATATGCCAGCGTAGCGTTCTCTACGCAGCTTCACATTTTCGCTCTGCTTCTTCGCACAATACGCTTTCAGGCAATAAATCGCATAGATGAGAACCTGTGCGGCAATGTCGGTGATAAGGACACCGAGATAGGTTAAATCATGAAGTACCCACATAGCCGCCATCGCATAAATCATTACGGCGTTAAATAACACGAAGAGGTAAATAGCAAGCAGTTTGCTTGTTTCGATGCGCTTGGTATCATATTTCCGTTTTTCTTCGCGGAGTGATTGCTTGTACTGCTTTTGAACATTTTCCCTGCGAATCTCAGCCATCTTAAGCTGATACTCTCTTTTGGACATTCTCATGTTAATCACCACCTTCTGTATAAAAGCCAAGTTTTATATGCCATAAATGCATTGTGGGAGCCTGCTGGTGTAGCACGGCTCCCACTTTTTATTTCTTACGCATTTCCACCGCTCAGGATTTCTTCTGCTTCCTCAGCTGTAATCCATTTGCCAACGGCATTCATCACCATCTGCCGGTTCCAAAGGCGACGGTCATAGTATCCTTTGACTTTTTCAAATCTTGCACTATGCTCATTCATTGGCGTTTTCCTCCTCTTCCGTAGCAACATAGGCCGGGTCATCCACCGTGTCATCGTAGACAGCTTCACCCTCAATGTCGCCTACGCTTACAGCCTGCGCTTCAGCTTGCTCTTCCATAGGCAGGTCATAGCCGGTCATCATGGAAAGGTAGTCCAAATTTGCTGCATTCTGCGCAGCGACCTTATCCTGCTGCATCATATATTCACCGCTGGGAATATCCTTGAAATCGACTTCGCCGTTCTCACTGATGAGGTTTCCAGCAAGGTTATAGACGATACCATTGATAGCGACGCCCTGTGCGTTTTCATAATCACACAGGCCATAGGCGCCGTTCTCCTGCAGGTAGACCCAGTTCGGCTGCTCAACAAGCGCGAGCAAACTGCCGTTCTTCAGAAACTTTACCATGTCCTGAATCCTCCTTGTTCTTGAATAAACTGTTGTAGAAAGCATCCATCTTCCGCAAGACAAGCGTGCTGTTTCCACGAATCATATGTCCGCGCCAGCTTTGATAGGCTGTCTCTACATCTGTGATAGTGAACCTTCCTTCATCTATCCACCTTCGGAATATTCTGAGTTTCTTCCGCATCTTGACCGGTGATTTTCGGTTCATCTTGCGAATGACCGTACCGGTTTCATTCAGGAAAAACTTTGTTTTCAAGAATTTGACCCCCTTGCGCAGCGGCGCTATCTTTGTCTTCTTCTCGTTCAAAACAAATCCGTATTCCTTGCACTTCTTTCTGATTTCCTCCATGCAATATTTCAGATATTCTCTGTTCTCATGTATCAGATAGAAGTCATCCATATATCTTCCATAGTATTTGATGTGTAGCTGTTCCTTTATGAAGTGGTCAAGCGGGCTTGCGACCATAAGCGCATCTATCTGCGATACCTGACTGCCAAGTCCAAAACCAACATCTCCGAAGTCCTCCATGAACTGGCAGGCAATACGACGCACATCATCGTCATGTATCCTGCGTTCCGCTTCTCTATAGATAATAGAGTGCGGCGCACTGTTAAAGAAATCGGAGAAATCGCCCGTGAGAACACCGCCAGATTCTACGCCTTCGACGCCAAACTTTCGATAGAATCTATGCAAGTGCCTATCCAGCCTGTCCATAGCAAAATCAACACCTTTGCCTTTCAGGCTTGCGGCGTTATCAAAAACAAATGAGTGAGAAAACACAGGGACAAGTATATTGTCGCAAAGACATCTCTGCACTACGCGCTCGGAGATATGAACGCTCCGAATATGCCGTAGTTTTCCGCGTTCAATTAGGTCAAAGTCATGGAAGCCACGGCTCCTGAACTCTCTGCGCAACAATGCGTCATGCGTGCTGGCGGTGTTTGTGGTAATGCGGCTCATATAGCTTTGTGTACTGTTCTTCCACATAACCCCTTTGCAGCAGTTTTTGCCCGCCTGATAAAGGTGCTCATAGGAGAACACATCTTCATAACGGCCAAAGCTTTCACTGTAGGCAATCCTTTTCGCCTGACGAGCCGCCACTCTGCGCTGATATCTGATTTCATGTCTTTCCTTACTGTTCATACCTCATCCCTTATATACAAGAAAATTGGGTGTGCCGTACAGTCTTATTGTAGGCGGGAATTCTAACTGCGTAGTCCGCACCATGAAACCGACTATTCCCGTATTCATCGGCCATGCAAGAAGCGTCATCCGGTGCATATCATCGACACACTGTTTTGAGCATATTTCACTATGCTACAGGAACAAGTCTCCCTTCTGCAGAAGTACAAATTTCGCCACGAGGGTTACTTTGATTGACCTATAGACCTACAGAATCCGAAAGCGACGCCATTACTGTTGTTGGCGTTGTTATTGTTGGCGTTGCCGTTGCTGTTGACATTACAGAAATTATTGCTGTTGCCAGAATTAGGAGAACGCTCCCACCAGTTGTTAGCGGAGCCACCACAGCAGCCCAAAAGCCCACAGAACACAACAAGACGAGACTTGACCTTAGAGTAACTTAATCTGTCGGAATACTGTTATCTTCGTATTCCTTGAATTTTTCCTTGAACCGTTTCCGGTCTGCTTTCTTGACGCCCGTAATAAGGTCACGCTCCTTCTGGATGAGCCGACCCCATTCAAGCATGGCGTTAGGCAACCACTTAAACTCCGTCTTGAAATTCGGGTTGTCCGAAACGATGTCATACATCAGCTGAAGCTTATCATCCAAGCTGTTGAGCAAGCCGAAAGTGTAAGTGAGCTCATCACGCTTTAGCTGTGCTTCATGCAGATTGGTCGGCATCATTGATTCTGCCACGCGCACATGGGTGTCAATGTCTTCCACAAGATTCGCAATTTTCTGCACGACAATATAGGTATATCGTTTGGGGAACTTCACGCAATTCTTGATGGTAAACACCTGCAGTTGCCGTGCGTTCTCGACATACTGGATTGCGCTCGTACTGCGCTTTGATTTATATACGGACATTCTTTCCTCCTTTTCTTCCGTTTTACTTATGCGAATGGGATTCCCACACCTCTAACCGCAAGGGGTGTACCCCTTACACAATGCGGCATACGGGCAGCCGTCTCCCCTGACCGGGGAGAGCGGGCTGCCCTTGTTTGCGCACTGGGCATTCTGCGTCAAAGCAAATGCGGCAGGGTGGAGAGGTTAGACGCAGAAGCCGAAAGCGACGCCAAGACTGAAGCTGGCGTTGTGAAAGTCGGCGGCGCCGGAGCTGATGACACGACAGAAATTATTGCTGTAGCCAGAAGAAGGAGAACGCTCCCACCAGATGTTAGCGGAGCCACCTTTGTTCTTCACCTTCGAGTTGCCTGCCTTGTAATATGCGTACTGCGTTCCTTCTCCAGAAACGGAGTAGGTGGTGGAACCGAAGATTTCGATTTCGGCCAGCAGGAAGCAGCTGTCGGAGACTGTTTCCGTACCGCTTGAAGAACCGCCGCCAGTGCCGGAAACTTTATTGACCGGCTTGATGGCTGTCTGCCATGCTGCGGGCAGATACCCCTTCATAGTCGCCATCGTCGAGGTGCGCATAGCGCTACTCTTCCAGCCGCCGCTGTTTGTGTTAGAACTGTTCATCACATAGGTCGTTGCAAACAGGTCATGCATCTGGAATGTGATACCAGCCTTGCCGGTCTTGGTGGTAGCACCATACGCGGTAGATGTTGTCAGCGTATCATGGTTAAAACCAATTACATCAAAGGTGTAATTCGTACCATTCAGGGCGAGCGTCACCTGGTCACCAACACTGACCTTACGATGAACGCTGCCGAAATCAATGTACACCGTGGATGTCGCGTTTGTGATGCTACTGTTGTTAGAGATTGCCTCAGCAAACAGCGTTACATCCGATGCTGCTACGCCGGAAAGACCGGATGTATAATTCACGCCAGAAGTAGCCGCAGTGGAAGCCGTAGGCTTGAAGGATGCAGTCACAGCGCAGGTCTTGCTGGCGGGTGCGGTATGGTTTGTGCCAGCCGCAACACTGATGGTAATGGTCGCATTACCAGTCGTGTCATTCACGCTGGAAACCGTAACAGTCGTGCCGGAAACGGTCACCTTTGCCACGCCCGTATTATTGGAACTCGCACTGACAACACCGTTACCAGCCCGCGTAACGGTAATCGTTTTTGACCTGTTGGAGGCATTCAGCGTAATAGAAGTGGGGCTAATGCTTAAAGAACCAGCAGCCTTGCCGATTGACCACACAACTGTTTTTGCCGTGGTGCTCCCATCTGACCAACGATAATCCGCAGTCGGAGTAAATGTGGCATTGTAATTACCAGCATTTGTTCCTGATGTGGTTCCTCCAATGGTGGTCTTGGTAGCACTGTAGTTGCTCCAAGTGGGAGACTGGCTGTTACCGTTATAGGTCAATGTGCCGCTTTGTGAGGGGATTGCTGAAATGGTAATACGGTTTGCCTTACCGGTAGTCCGCTGAGATGTAGAAGTATTGATGCCACCGTCTGTAGTCTCGGGATAGAAACTGATATAGTAAGTCGTCCCGTTCGTCAGTCCTGTAATGGTCAGCGGCGTATTGGCGTACTGGTTGCGAGTCGTGACCTTTCGTGTAAACGCAGCCCCAGGGTCGTCCTTGCCGGATGCATAACCATCAGCCTTAACAACAATCGTAGTGCTTTCCCATGTCGCCAGTGTAACACCGTTCGATGTAATGCTTGCAGCGGGGTCAGTCCACTTAACGGTCATTTTGCCGTTGCCAGCTTCTTCTGATGCAGTCATACCTGTTACATTCCAGCTTGAAATGCCAGTGACCTGAACGGTAGGCGTTGCTGTAAATGCATTATCTTCGCTGTCTGTGTAGGCATTATTTGTGGTATAAGGGAAGAACTTATAGTAGTAGGTAACACCGTTGGAAAGACCGCTGTCGCAGAAATAAGATGTTTTATAAGCATCTCTCGTTTTGCTGTCCAGTACTACGGTACCGTCACGGCGGCTCTTAGGAGCGGAACCGGCCTTGCGTACAAGCAAGGTTCCACCCCATGCTGCAAGCGTAGAACCCGATACCACAATATCGGAAGGGTCAGTCCATTTCACATATGCCTTGCCTGAAGCAACAAGCACATTGATATTGGAAACCGCGCCGAGCGTCACGCCACCGCTGCCGGAGCCAGCTCCGCCGGGAAAATTTGATAAAATAGGCATGAAATCATCCTCCTTTTAACCTAACAAAATGATGTAGACCGGGATATCAAATTCGGGCATTTCACCATCTGCGGCGATAGTCAGCTTGCCATCCTCCTGCCCGATAACAGACAGCATTGCTTCTCTGGCAATTTCGCGCTGTTCTGCCGTGGCACTGTGCGCCACCGAGATAGTCCCATTCTGTAAAGCCGTAAGACCTGTTACGGTGAGCTCCTGCGTGTATGGAGCCTCGACACCAACCCATGCAGAGGCGAGTAAAGTTGTATTCACTGCCACGCTGCTATTCGCTTTCTCACCGAGAGCAGCATCGATTTTCACCATATTGGAGTTATCGGTTCCGTTCATCTTTTTGCGCCAGTCAAGGAAGCGGGTCGTGCTGTCATCTTCAAGATAGAGGTTATAGTTTGTCGTGTTCATAAAGGCCTCCTTCCCATTAAGACAGCAGAATCACAGTAACGGGAATGTCACATTCCGGTACTGTTCCGTTGGCCGCAATCGTGATAGAGCCTGCACTTTGTGAGCAGACATACAGGCAGGCTTCCGCAGCTGCGGCAAATTGTTCATCAGAAATACTCTGTGAAATGCCAATTACACCATTCTGCTCTGCGCTAAGCCCAGCAACGGTCAGCGTCTGCTGACCATTTGACCAACTGCCTGCCGCCAAAGTGGTATTGATAAATACGCTTGCGTCACATTTCCCTGCAAGCGCATTGTAGATGTCTTCATCGTCAAACGGGAGCTGTGAGTAGGTCTTTGTCCCATCACCAATCTTCCTGCGAACGCTACCGCTGGCCGTATCGACAATGATGATTTCCCCGTCCAGAATGACAGGGTTACTGTTCGTCCAGTTTGCGCTCGTATCTCGTTTGAGTCTGATTCGTGTGTTAAATTCAGCCATGTAGGTAGCCTCCTTTTAAGCGAAATCCCCGCCGTGTATGACACACGACGGGGTTGCTTTTATTTTATCGGGTCTCAGATATTCAAAGTGGCGCTGCCGCAGTTGAAGATGATATAACCGGAAGCCTGCTTCAACTCGGTAATATCGTGCTCATGATTGCCAGCAGCCTTGCTGTCCCAATCCGCAACCTTCTCGGCGGAGATGCCGTCAAGCACAGTCTTGTTTGCGTGCTCATGCTGCTTAGTAACAGCGCCGTCCCACGCATCGACCTTATCCTGAGAGATAGCGTCGAGAATAGTCTTATTCCCATGCTCGTGAGCCTTCTGTTCAGCAGCGTCCCACTTTGCCTTATCGCCAGTAACAATCTTGTCCAGCTCAGCCTTATTCGTATGGCTATGAGCCTTGCCGATAGCGGTCTGCACATCAGCGTGGAGCTGTGCCAGAGTCACAGAACCTTCCGTAAGAGTAGCAGTTACCTTATGGTCGGCGCTAACATCAATTACAATCTGGTCACCAACTTTGGAACCAGAAGTGACATACTCAATCAGGCTGTCAACATTGATGTAGATGTTGTCTTCAGTAGCGTTGGCAAGAACCAGATGCAGGTATGTACCAGCCTCGCCCCATGCACCAGCCTCAGCCTTTGTCTCAACCGTACCAGACTTCACAACCATATCCTTCGGGATATCGATGTTCACATCCAGATTGGTTGCGGTCTGCTTGATGTTGTAGCGCTTTGCCACGCCATCCGGGGTAGAAGGAGTGACAGTTACGGTATAGTCGGTCTGCGCAGGAATAGCACCGACCTTCTCATCCACATAACCCACAACGGTGGTAGCAGTCACATCGGCGGGCAGAGAACCGACCAGCTCTTCCAATGCGTCCACATCGGCCTGGGCGTCTGTACCGGCTTTCTTGGCCGCAGCGATAGCGGCGTCTTTACCATCGGCGTATGTCTTTGCATTGTCCAACGCGGTAGTGGCAGCACCGGCGGCATCGAAAGCGCTCTCATCCTTATAAGCAGCCGTGCCCAGACCATGCACCTTCACATCAGTACCATTGAACTTAACGGTACCATTGGCGCCACCCTCAACCAATGTATAAACGGTCTCATCGGGGATGGTGATAGTGCTCACCAGAGACCAGGCTGAAACGCCCTTTGCCTGAGAATACAGATGGAATTTGCGAGCATTGTCCGCATCAACCTCCAGCTTGTACTGGGTATCAGTGTCCTGAATTTCGCCGGAGATGTAGTCGGACAGGCCGGTAATCTCATTAGCGGAATAAGTCGGCTTATTCTCAGCCTTTGCCCAGTCGTACACATCGGCAGCCAGACCAGCAGCAAACTGCAGCTGGCTGAACTTAGAAGAACCGTCACCGGCCTTGAACAGGATGGCAGGCTCTTTAGCCACAGCCCCGGTGGCGGCAGGCACAACAACAACCGCGAGCTCACCTGCCAGCAGCACAGGGTCTTTTTCAACCCAGTTAGCATAAGTGTCATACTTCAGGGAAATGCGGGTATTAAAAGTAGTAGTAGCCATATAAATCAATCACCCTTCTTCATTGTTATAAAGATAGGGCGGGAGGTACACTCTCCCGCCCATAAACGATGTGCTTGCTTACACAGAAGCGTTGCCGCCATCAAGAATCAGCGTATCACCCTCGGACTGCACCAGCTTGCTCATATTCAGGCTGTTGACCTCCATGCTGCCATCTTCCGCAACGGCGACCTTATTCTCATCGGCAGAGCTGGTAACAACGCCCGCAGTCACACCTGCAACCGGAATATTGACGGCCTTTTCGGAAATGTCCAAAGCGGCGCCGTTCAGCTTAACGATTTCAATCAGGTTCTGGTTTGCGCCAGCTTCTACGCCATCGAGCTTTGCTTTTGCTTCATCGGTAAAATCATTGGTACTCAGCCCCTTGCCCGCGACCTTATCGACCTTACCAGCAAGAGCGTCGGGAAGGCCAGTAACCTTGGCCTGAGCGACCCCCTTGACTTCGAGCTTGCCTTCCGCAGAAACAGTGAACTCGTCAGAAACACTCTTAACGAAATTCGCTTCGGCATCATCGGGGAGAGCAACCAGCTTCTCTTTCAGCGCAGTCGTGAAGTCCTCAGTGGAAAGACCCTTGCCATCCACCTTGTCAACCTTGTTGGCAATAGCAGTAGCAATCGCCTCGTTCATCTGCTCGGTGGTGGAGTAGCCATCAAGATTGACGCTCACATCATCCAGACGGACGACTGCATTTTCCACTTTGGCGTAGATGTCATAGAACCCGGTGTCGGCATTCATCACAAGATAGAGAACATTATCCTGCGCCTCAGCCGCTGTGGGTACAGCGCTGGCCTTCTTGAAACTGGCATGACCGGTGGCGGCGATGGCCGTCTGGATTGCCTCTGCGATTGCGGTGGCGGTCATAGCATCCGTGATGCCGTAACCCTCCAGCGTTGTGGCCTTATCAGCTTTGCCGGTCTGAAGATTCTGAATGTCCTGTGTATGGCCTGCGACCGTGTCAGCCAGACCGGATACGGTGCTGGTGTCAGGCGTGTACCATTCCAACGCAGTACCAGCCGCGTTGATGCGGGGCTGCTGACCAGCGGTGGCGGAATTGAATCCTTTCAGCGTGACCTTACCATCAACAATTTCGATGGACTTGTCATCGCCCAGCACAACGGTACCGACGGCCTTCAGCGTCTTATCCGGCTGGATGATATACAGGTCTGCGGCAGAGTCAGTCACAACGCAGACATTCTCACCATAAAAATAAACGCCGTCCGAACTACCAACTTCAACAGCGGCAGCGGCGGCAGCCTGAGCGGCACCCAGGGTAGAGAAGTAATACCGTGCGTCCAGAGGGAACGCAGTCTGCGGATTAAATGAAACCGCAAAATTCAGTTTACCGAAATCAGCCATTATGCGTCACCTCCATGTTAAATTGTGACCTTGTAGGTGTTGGCGGTATCGTTGGCATTTGCCATGTCCATCACATACACCTTGTAGTCAATCGCCTGATAGCCGTTTGCGCCCTCAACAGAGACGACGCTCTTGGTGAAAGCAGTCTTGACTTCGGCGTTCATACCGTTCACATCCTGCACAGAGCTGACATCACGCAGCGTGGCAGGGTAAGCAAACACAACGCGGATTGCACCGACAGGAATCGCAAGATTGAAGCTGTTGCCAGCTGCCAGAGCCTTACCGCTCTTGCCGCTCAGGCTGCGAACCAGCGCAGAGTTCACCTCGCCGTCCTTCGCCTCCAGCGTACCGTAGAAGCTATTGCGATAACCGGTGATTTTGCCCGTTGCCTTGCTCTTGTTACCGGCAGCAATCTTACCGGCTGCATACTCGTTGCCGAGATTCGTTACAGGAACAGCACCCTCACCGTGAGTCGCCGTAGCGGTAATAGCATAGCTGGTAGCATCGCCAACCGTCAGCTCATCAAAGGAACCAGAGGCGGTATCCTTGGTGGCAGCGCCATCCGTCACACTCCATGCGGTAGCCGTGATGCCAGTTGCGGGGCCGTATGTATAGCTGCCTGCACTCAGAGAAGCAGTGTATGCGGGAGTTACTTTTGAACCAACCTCATACGCAGCAATCTGCTTGCAGGTAATCGTCACGGCAGGCTGGGTAGCGGTAGGATTCTTTTCCTTCGCCAGAATAGAGGCCAGTACATCCTTGACATTCTTGCCGGAGGCAGCAATCGTACCAGAGCCGGAACTGGGAACGGTCAGAACGCCGATGGCTGCTGTATAGGTAAGGTCATCGGCGAAGTACACATTCTCTGCGCTATAGTTGCCATCCATAGCAGCCCACACGCTGCCATCATAGACATAGGCAGTATAGGAATACTTGCCACCGGCAATCAGCGCCTTGACGACGAAGATATCGTCCTTCTGAGCCTCGGCACCAGCGGCTGTCAACACGCGACTGATAACATCGGTATCGCTCTCGCCGTCACCCTTTACGCCCTCATAATGTGCGGCCTGTCCGCCGCTGATTTCCTTCAGATTCTCATAGCTGGTGACGCCATCGCCAATCTTGAGCGTGCCCAGTTCCAGGTCAAAACAGGGCTCGCCTGCGGCAGGCACAACATCTTTGTTGGTCAGCCAATTCGCCGTGGTGTCACGCCGAACCTGAATTTTAGTCTTCATAGTTTTATTAGGCATAACTTTCCTCCTTCAAAATATTTTGCAGAATGGTCTCATTGAATACCGTGCGCCGTTCCGCCGTCAATGGTTTTAATATCCTCAACGCTGATTTCACCGGAACCAACAGGGGTTAATGCACCTTCGTCAGAAACAATGTAAGGCACCCAGTCAGAGCCGTTATGCACAGAAACAATATTTCCATCGCAGCCATAGGCATCTACCCATGCCTGCGCTTCGCTAATGGTCGCAAACTGCTTGCGCTCAGAGATGCGCTTCATATTACCGGCAGCGTCATAGAAGAACAACTCTGACTCCTCTGCGTCGCTTGTGATAATCAAACTATCCTTTGGTATCACACCAGACGCAATCGCGCTTGTAATCTTTGACTTCTTGCCGTATGCAACCCTCACACCCATCTCATCTCACCTCCCATTAGCCAAAATAAATGACCGCTTCAGTATCTGCTGTCGGGTCGTTATTCTCATCTCCGAAATGAATCGTCTCGTCGTCGTTGACCATCTCGCTCATATCGATGGCATCACCAACACGCTTCCCGTTGGATGACATCTGCAAGACCTTCTTCTCAGAGTCGTAAACAAGGTTATCACCCTTTTTATCCATTTCCACACGGATGGTTTCCACGCCGTTTTCTGTCGTCTCCGTCTGTTTCTGCAAAGCGTAGATGGCAGAGAGCTGATGGTCACAAATGTAGTCATCCATATTTTTGGACTCTTCCACATACAGCAAGCATTCACCACTCTTGGCGATTGTCGGGTTGGATGGAGTCCCGGAAAAAATCTGCAACCAGGTACATACCTCACCGGGGTACTTGCTCAGCCGACAAGATACAGGAAAGACATACTGGTAATAGGCCTCTTTATACTTTTTCCCTGTTCGTTCCAGGCGAACAATGTCAGCCACACCGTCTGCGCGAATGTAGCTCAAATACGGAGTGGCAGCCAACATATCCACCTCGCCGACCTGCAACGGAATCAAATAAACGATTTTCTGATTCAGGTTATCGCCCCGATAAATCGGCTCATTCACTGTCATAACGAGATTCATACTCTCGTCCAGCTTGATATAAATCACTCATATCACCTCCGTTTCTATAGAATGACAAAGTCAACTTCGTCCAGCGTCATGTTGTTAAATTCTGAAAGCTCGTCTGCGTCCATTTCAGCAAGCAGCCTATGACGCTTCAAAATAGGGCTTGCACTCACGCTAATGTCAACCGCCGTTCCATCCGTGGCAATAAACTGCCGGATGGACTCTGTGATATCTGCCAGAATACGCAGGTTGTTCTCTACAAGTTCATATTTCCGCAAATGCTCACTGGACACTTTTGCGTCAAAAGCCATACCGCCATACGCCCGGCCAAAAGAGAAATGCAGCTCTGTACCAAGAACAAGAGCCGCGATTTCCATGGCCATACTTGCGGTACTCGTTATCCGGTAGCAGAGATTCACCATCTCCGCTCCAGGCACTACTGGCGCATCCACCTTGATATAGTCGATTGCCTGTGTCCCAGATACAACAGCATCCAACACAATGCTGTCCCCTGGGGACATCAATCCCCATTTCAGCGTATCACGAACGCCTCCGTCAAACGCAATGGCCGTATGCCCGTGTCCAAGTGACTTGGCAATATTTGCAAGAAGCGGAGCCGCATTCAAAATCATGCAGCTCTCCGCTTCCGCAAACATCGTTTCCAAAGCCGGAATATCCTCAACCGCCAGCTCAACAGCGCTGGCTTCTGGGTTCATGATGTAGTGTGTCTGAAACACTGCGTCGGCACTGATAGCAGTACCCCAATTCAGCCTCTCATAGCAAGTCTTAATCATCTTGTCAATGTGCGAGACCAGTTCGGAGCCGAACTGCATCGCTACAAACTTTTGCAAGGTATAGCTTTCAATGCAGCTTTCCAAAATGATGCGGTTGGTGGCCGTGAGACCGTCACGATATGGAAGGGAGTAGACGATAAGGTCGCATTCAGTGATGCGCCTTTTCAGATAAATATCAAACTCCTTTACCATATTGCATCAGCTCCTTGTTACGCAGGGTTCTGGGCAGACAGGCTTAAATACCCTTCCTTAATGGTCATAATGGTTGCCGTCTCAACGCTTCTGGGCGTGGACAACACGCCATACATCAAAAGGTTGCCGCTGCCGACGGTATCGGAGTCATAGATAACAAAATGGGTAATTGTACCCCAGCTTGCAGTACTCTCGTTGAAGTTGATTGCCTGTGTGTTGGTCACAACGCCGGACGCAGGTTCACTCAGAGTAGTCAGCTTCACCCTTGCGTAACCAGCAGAGGTAGAGGGTTCATTCACATTCGTGCCATTAACATTGGGCGCAGAAGTGCTCAGGCCAATGTAGTAGTTGCTGGGAATCTCGGGACTTGTTTTGGTTCCGAAAAGATTGCCCGCCGCCAGGTTTAAGAAGTAGGTTGTATTCATAACTGGTTATCCTCCTATTTTCTGATTAAGAACAAAGATTATCTTCGCACAAATTCCTTGTTGATATTGTTATGGATGTAGATAACGCCCTGCTGGGGAATATCTACATTGTTGTCAATATCCTTAATCGTGATTTGGTACACAAACTTTCCAAACAAATCAACGGTGTCATCCGGTTGAAGTGATACGAACAGGATGTTGTAAAAAGTCTCTGATTCGTCCATACGCACGGTCATGGTTTTTGAAACCACAGGAGCACCGTTTTTGTTTACGAAGTTGATAATAGAAAAGTTTGCCGTACAGCCCGTTAGTCCAAACGGTTTTGGATTGGTCTTATCACAATACACATGAAACACCAAATCCTCAGAAGAGCCGCCGACAAAGTCAAGCTCCGGCAAACTGTAAACATTGTTAATCATCATTACCCTCCAATGTTCACAGGGAACTCACAAATGAATTTCACCTCGGCATTTCCGGTTATCTTCAACAGATTGTCGCCCTTGACGAGCCGCATGAACTTCATGTTGAAGTATGGGTACAGGTTCAAATCCATGCTGTCTGTGATAACCTGATTCTTGTTGTCCACATATATAGTTAAAGAGTTGCCTCCCGGCAGCTCTTTGAACTGAAATGTTCGGTTGTTATCCGAGAGGTTCTGGATAGAGATGCCGTCTCCTCCATACATGGTTATCTCCATCTTCGGCCTGTAGAAACCATTATAACTGCTTCGGTTGAATAGGCGAACCTGTGACTGCCCGCTGACTGTATATATGTATTCGTCTGGCAAGGTATAAGCAAATGGCGAATCACAGCTGACCTTACATGAGAAAGCCCAGGGTAAGTCGCCGTAGGTTATCAGCTTCAGCTCTGAAATCGTGCATTTGTATCGAAACGGTTCCATATCATCTTGCACAATCACAAGCCATTTTCTTGTGCTGTGTCCGGTGAGCCATGCCGCAATCGCCTCGACTTCAAACCTATCCAGATTTGCGTTTGCGTCAAGTGACTCCATGTTTGCCCCAAAGACCAGCGTGTATTCCAGCGACTGGTTCTGCACCAACCCATAGGTGAGCGCATCGTATCTTCCCGGAATCCTATCCTCGATGATTTCTCCGTTCTTGAAGCTCACATCATCTTGCCCGTTTGAACCGAAGTGGTAAACCATGAGTCCGAACTCGGAGCAGGGAATATCATCAAAAATGAACTCAGTTCCCCAAAACGCCATAGTCCACCTCCTTGTGATTATGTGAAGTCAACAAAGCCCTCTAAGTTAAAAATATCCGCAGGCGAAAGTGTTTGTTCGCCGAGGTCATTCTCATCCAGCTTTACAACATCGATTGCAATATCCACTTCCATATTGCACAGCTCGTCTACTTTTACTTTGAATGCAGCGCAGTCGCTGGGGGTTAAGAAGGTGATATTACCATCCTCATTCAGCGTACCGTGGAACTCATCCAGATACTTGCGCTCTTCCGAGAGTGCAAACTGATATGCGTTGTCAGCCGCCTGAACCAGCTTATATACCGCATACGCCTTTTTAACAGGCAGCTTGAAATTGTTCAGCTTCATCAGAGACTCATAGGCTCTGTTAATCTTTTCCTGTATCATATATATTTTCCTTTCTTACACACTGAGACTCACCGGCCAAGCTTGGCAAGGTATTCTTCGGCATCCTCAATATAAACACCCTTTGCCAAACCCTGTTCAATGATGTCTCTGTCACTTCTCTTCAATCGTTCTTCGAGCAAATCGGGGTCAAAACAACACAACCCCATTTTCCCATCTGTTTCCAGATATTTTTGATAGGAATCGTAAAGATGCTGTGTACTTTCACGAACCTCTTTAATCAAAGCTGCCGCCTTCATCTTTCCCTCCAATTCTTACTTGTTATTACCGTAACCAATACAAATACCCTGGAAGAAATACATCAGCCACTGGTCAATCGTATTGTTCATATATGGGATTGCATCGGTAATGCCATAGTGCCATCCGGTGTATTTACCGGCGCGGCCATAGATGTAGATGCTCCCGTCACTTTTTACTTGAAAACGACCCCCGATACTAATGGAAATACCGGAGAGTGTGCCGCCACTAATTCGGTTGGCGGAAAGTGTTCCTGTCGTAATCTTATTCGCAGATAAATTCGGAATACGCACAGGGTCAAAAGTTCCAGAAGTAATCTTGGAGCAGCTCAGTTCCGGAATACGCACAGGGTCAAAGGTGCCCGATGTAATCTTGGAACAATTCAGTTCTGGAATTCTGGATGTTGTAAATTGCCCAGAGGTAATCTGACTGGCTGGCAACCCGTTGATTTGGCTTGCGTTTATTTTGCCGACTGTAATACTGTCCGCTCGCAAGTTGGTAACGGTAATATTGTTACAATTCAGCGTACCAGATTTAATGTTACTTGCATTCAAGTTTGTGACACTGATGACATTACCGTTAATGGTACCCGATGTAATATTGCTTGCATTCAGGTTCTTGATGGTCACATCGGTTGCGTCAATCGTGCCGCCGCTAATTCTGTTGGCAGACATAGTGCCCGCTGTAATCTTACTGGCATTGATACTGATGATGTTTGCGTTAGTGACCTGTAGTGTTCCGTTGAAGATTTCGCAACCGCCAATAACACCGCTGTTCGCCTCGATATGACCGGAAACATTCACATTGTTTGCAAGCAGATAGCCGTTCTTGTTGGCACGGATATAGTTGCTTGCCGTTCCAAGAGAAATGCCGTCCGTTCCAATATAGATACCGGAAGCGGTACTGGAGAACGAAGGCTTCCCGTTGTAAATGGCATCGCTAATAATAGCCCAACCCTGTGACGGCTGGCCGATGTAACCACTCAACGCAGTAACCTCACCACTAAAAGAACCGGCTGTAGCATAGATAGTGCCTTTCAGTGTAAGGTTGCCATTGGTGTCTGCGTAAAAGAGCTTCTTGCTGTCATCTACAACGCCCTTATTGTTGATAAGCGGATACTTGCCAATCATCAGGCCATGCATCGGGTCTAAGAGAATATGCGAGTTGCTCTTCTCGTTGGTAATGCTGAAGTTGCTGTTGTGCAGCACACACCCCTCGGCATCCACCTTAAACACCGATACGCCGCCGTCCTGCTTTGCACTCTCGATAACAAGGTTGCTGCCAGCGAGCAGGGTGCCAACAATGTTGGGGGCGACGATGCCCCAGCAATCTCCGAGGTTTTCATCGTAGAAGTTGCCGATAGCCAGTTCTGCCGTTGACCAGTTGTTGCTGGTCATCAGAATACTGTTGTTGTTCAGCCACACCTGCTTCGGCTCGTACTCTGTGTGTGCCTCATCGCTCCACTTGCGCAATCGAATACCGGAATCGCCCCACGAAATAGCCTGCTCCTTAGAAGACATGATGGCGTTTTTGGATACATCCAGTGCCGTCTTCATAAAATCTTTGACCTTTGTAGAAGCACCGCTATCCATAAACGCAGAGTAGTTGTACTTATTTAGGTCTACACTCTTACCCATCGAGACGCTTTGCTCCAGCAAATCAGCCAGCAGGAATGAACTATCGCCAGAGGTATAGGTATCGCTGAACTCCAGCGTCAGGTCATTAGGGGAATCAAAGTTTACCTTCACACCTACGCAGATAGGCGCCAGCGTCTCATCCTCGCTGATACCGACATAAAGCTTTTCACCGTGACGCAGCTTATTCTTGAACTTCACGAAATCGTCAAGGCATAAGAAGTTTGCGCTTGTCACACCGAATGTATAGGAGGGCTGCGATACCTTGGTTAGAATCTCGTTGCCGTATTCAAACAAATCCCATGCGACAGCACGCTTTTCATACTCGCTGGTGTTCAGTGTGAAGTATAGATACCCCTCGCTGACCGTAATGTCCAGCCTCGTACCGACCAACAAGTCAGGGATTTCAGCGTCTGCTGCCATGTCATGTGCAACGGAAGACACCGTCCCCGTCAAAGAGATACACCCCTTCGGGAAAGACCGGTCGCCAGTTGTACCTGCACCGAGATACGCCGTCATCACAAAACTGTTGTTTGGCGCTTTTTCAAATGCCGCACTGATAACCTCTGCGTCAATAAAGTCGGTCTTGATTCTGCCGCCCTTGACATCATAGATTTCCTTATTGCGTGTATTGGTTACATAAGTAATGTTGGCGTTGCTAACACCAATCAACTTGTCGGCAATATGGTTGCCTGTGTCCTCGTCGGTATAGGAACCAGTTGTTTGTGCGACAAAGCTGCTCTCTGATACGGCATCATCCTTCAAGTATCGGTCAAGCTGCAAATACTCTTCCTGCGTGAAGTATGATTTGAAATTAGCTGCCTTATTTATCGTAACCAGTTCACTGTATATGGATGCGGCCTGCGCTTCGATACTTTTGATTTCCTCGTTCTTGGCGTTAATTTCAGCTTGCTTTGCGGCAATTCTGGTGTTTACATCATCCAATTTGCTTTGCGGAACAAGGTCGCGTGCAATACCCTGGATGATGATTGCCTGTTCGTTTTCCAAAATCGTCCGTTCGCTTTCCAACTCAACCAACGCCGTCTGTTCCGTGGTTTTACGCATAATTTGCAGAACATATTCCACAGACAGATTGTAGTAAGGGAGCTGATAGTTTGCGTAGCTTTCTTTCCACGCATAGTATTTATCAATCAATGCCTGATTAAAGTTGTCGGCATTCATGAAGTAATCCAGATTGATAATTTGATTGGTTCCGCTGGGGTTCACATCACGAATGTTTACGCCGTCGGCACCGTTGACATCCAACCGGGTGACAATGCTCTCCGTATTCTCTTCGACCGTAATCTCTTTTGCAAGATTGGCGTTAGAGATGTAAATTGGATTGGTCGGAACTGCAGAAGAAGCATCCTTAACATTGATTCTACGATGATAGGTATCAAAGTCAAAAATGCAGTTATATGAAGTCTGTATCGTACCCTTGATAAAGTTATAAAGGTTTTCGTCAGAAACTTCAAAGGTACGATATTTTCCAACAAGATTGTTGTCAATACTCCCGACACTCCACGATGGCATCAGCTCAAGGATAATACCGAGTAGAGTACTGTCCGGCGTAACAGGGTTCCAAAAATTATAGGTGGCGTTTGCCAGTGAAAGCTTTTTGAAAGTAAATTCGTACTCAAGGGAATACCCCTTGCACGCCTTTATCTTCTTCACGCCATCGCCGGTCTCTTTGGGATTCACAAGGATAAACTGGCCGATATTCTGCAGTTCAACAATGCGCATACCAATGACCGCATCATAGTACGGGGTTGGTTCGCCATCCACCTGTGCCGGAAGAATAAACTCAATCACAGAGGCTTCATCATATTTAATATCAGCAGTGATATTCATGGCATAGCCCAGCACGCCAATCGGTACATCGGTCGTATTTTTAAGAATCAACATTGGCGGTTCCCGCAGGTCTATCTTTGAGAAATCAACTACCATACTTTGAGAAAACCTCCTTTCTGAAATAGGGGAGATACAGTTGCCCGTATCTCCCCGTTGGGTTACTTATGGTTTCAGCCTTGAGCCTCGCGTACTGTTGATGCCGCGCCGCTCAAATGCGCTGTAAAGTTTGTCAATTGCCACATCGGCAATCCGTTCGCCATAGGCTTTTGCGTCCGTGTCGGCCATTTCACCACTATGGGTAATGTTGACCTCGAAGTGCGGTTCAAACACGAGACTCTGTGCGGCACTGCCAATAATGTCTTGCGTCAATCCACTCATGGTGTCTCTGATGCCTGATGACGGAGCCGAGATTGTCGGTAGCGCACCGATAACCACGCCAAGGCGCTTTGACAGTTCCGCCTGGAAATCGATGATACGATACAGGCTCTTCTGCTTGGCCTCATTCAATACGACTTCGCCCTTTTGCAAAATAGCAAGAGTTTCATCCTTGCTGAGGTTTGCTTCATCAACAACGCCGCCATCATGGTATTTGGGGACATTGCTTACCACGGTGCCAACGCCGCTTACGCCGCTCACTGCATCGCTGTATTGTCTTACAGCTTCCGCAGCCCGTATCCATGCAGAAGAAATCTCCGCATCGATAGATGCGCCAACAGATACGCTCTGCCCAAGAAGTGTCTGGTAAAATGCCGTCCAGAGTTCTTCGGAAGAATTGACGGTACTTCTGAGCAGCTCTAATTCCGCTTCTTTATCAGACTCGTAGTCTTCGCCCATCTTGTCCAAGGCATTGGTCTGAGCCTCGACAGAGTGGTCTCTCTGTGTGTCTGCAAGGTCTTTCTGCTTTTCTTCCAGCTCCTGCATTAGCGTATTCCGCTCTGCCTGTGCGCTTCTGCTGTCATCCAGAGCAAGCTGGTCGATTCTGGCTTGCAGGTCTGCTATCTCTTTGACCTTATCGGCAATATCAGCTTCATAGTCGAACTCGTCCTTGGCGGACTCAATCATCTCTTTTCTCAGGTCTATAATCTTTTGATAGGCATCTATCTGTTTCTTATAGACTTCCTCGATATAGTCGATGATATTGTTCTTTGTCTCCTGAACCTGATAACCCAAATCCTCAATGGAGCCCGCAGCGTCGATGTTGTCATCGTTGAGCTGCTCCGTCACATCTATCAGGTCTTCCGTTTCCTTGCGGAGGGCATTGGTCGCTTCCTGCAGCGTGTCATACTTGCCAGCAGATGACGCCGTAAGCTCATTCAGATGTTCAAGGTTCTTAATATACAGCTCATTTGTTTCGCTGTTATACTCGACCTCAAACCCAAGCGCCCGAAGAGCACCGACATTGGATACGATGGTGCTCTTTTTCAGCTCCATCAAATCCTTTTCAGCGGCCATCTCTTCTTTATAGGCATCAATCAAATCGCTGGATAGCTTAATTTTCTCAGCTGGGTCTTCCGCATACTTCAGCTTTTTCGCCAGAGAGTTTGCCCGTTCTTGTGCAGCCTGCAGCCGCTTCTCAGCTTCGTAATAAGCATCGATATCAGCGATATATTCTTCGACTGTTTTAATCTTGTCTTTTGTATCGCTGTCGCCATCTGAGCTGCCTCCGCTACTGCTATCGCTTCTACTGCCATAAGAGCTACCGGCAGAACCATAGATACTCGTCAGGTCAAGCCCACGCAGCGCCTCAAGGTTCTTGTAGGCGTTGACTGTCCGCTGTTTGAAATCTTCCAGCGCGGCGATACGCTGGGCGGACGCCTGCTCCTGTTGTGAAATCCAATTATCAAGCGTTTCTGTTCCGACATAGGCCGCTGCACCATCAAAAGTTACGATAACATCCCCTGCATCAATCGAGGTATTACCTGCGGCGCCAGATACTGCGGACTGGAAATAGTGAGAAATACCCTGCCAGTTACCAGTCGTAGCATCCTTAACAGCTTGACTCAGTGCGCCCCAAACGCTGGAAGCAATGTTGCGAATCTTGGCAAACAGGCTGTTGCCGTAGCTGTTGGTTGCCTCAAGCGACTTGGAGAATCCTTGTGTATGTGCGCTTTTAATGGTATTCGCATACGGTTTCCAAATGTTCTCCGTTGCCTGCTGACCATACTCGTTCTCTTTGCCAAGTTTATTATTCAGAGCCTCTTCGTTTACGGTCAGCATACCGTTTTCCATCGCAACATAATTCCGGCCTTGCAGGTCGTTGAGCTCGTTCATTTTAGCGATAAGAGCCTCTTCCTGCTGAACCTGGCCGTTCACAGTCATGTTCTTGATATCGGCAATGATGTTCGCCTTTTCCGTTTCCATCGCAAGCTGGTCGTTGATAACCTGCTCGGTCGCTTTCAACTCTGCGATTTTCGTGTCAAGCTGCGCATCATATTCAGCTTCATTCATCTCAAGAACGCTGTTTAGCAACTGTCGCTGACCATCGATAGACCCATCAACAAACAGGTCGGCCTGCTCCAAAAGCTTCGGATACTGCAAGGCGAGATTGGCAAGCTGCTGCTTTGTCATGGCAGTGCCAGAGTTCAGTCTGTCCATTGCAGAAATGATGCTGTCAAGGCCATCCTTCGCACTATCCAGGCCGGATATCATATCGGAGAAATCGAGGGTGTTCACCATATCGGCGTTGGCATATTTCAGCCATTCGATTTTCTCCTGTAATTCCTCGAAGGTCATGGAGCCTTCTTCGGAAATAATGTTATAAGCGATTTCCAGCTCCTGTGCAGACATCTCGCCTAACAGTGCATCGTACTTGCCGCCAACGCCGCCGATGGCTTCTTGGACGGCAGCAAGCTGCCGCTCGACGGTATCTGTTTCCAGTGAGAGCTTGAGGTATTTGATGGTGTCATCGTCAAACCCAGCTGCTTCAAGGTCACTGATAATCGCATTGACAGTTTCCTGGAACTCATCGACATTGATGTCACCTGCATCGAACAACCCCTTCAGGTCGAACAGACCGGACATTGCATTCTGCACTTCCGGCGTCAGCTTGTCGATGAAGTCGTTTATCTGAACCTTAATGTCGGTAATAGCGTCTTCATCAGGGACAATCTTTCCCCAGAAGTTTTTCTTTGTGACATCATCGACACCAAAGCGGTCGATAAAATTGGAAACAATATTTTGCGCTTCTGTGCTTAAATCGTCATAAGCAGCGTTGTTCTGCGCAACAAGCTTCAACTGGTCAGCAACATCCTGATTGGCCTTTTCAAGCCCATCTCGTGCCTCACCATAACGGACAGCAGCGTTCTTTGTCTTTTCGACAGCAGCCTCAAAATCAGAGAGAGACTCGAAGCCAACTTCCGTATAGTCAATAGAGGCCGCAATCTTTCCAATATTGTGAGATACCTGGTCTGCATAGTCGTCCCAGAAATCGCCCCATTGGTAATAGCCGTACTCGTTGGTGTATTTTTCCAGCTCCTTGCCAATATCGGTTACTCCAAGAGCCTTCATAATCTGCTCGGACAAATATCGGCTCTTATTGTCTCCAGAGTTTCCTGCAAACTCGGGCGTCACATCTCTATCATTGACACGGAACATACCCCACATATTGTTTGACAAATCCGTATCAGTGGTTAGAATATCGCTGTTTTTCAGCTTATCGTAAGATGCTGCATATCCTTTAATAACCTCAGAAAGTTTTTCTGTGGTTGTCATCTGACGAAGCTCGCTCTTATACTGCTGCTCCTGCAGCTCGATGGCTCGCTCAATCAGTTCATTCTTGTCTGCAAGATAACCGTTTTCAATGCTATAGCCTTCTGACAGTGCGGGAGAGATGTCCACAATCGTCTGAACGATTTGCTTATATCGGTCATACTCATCTGCTGTCAGTGAAATATTCTCACCATAGCGAGAGACACCGTGTGAAAGCGTCTCAAACTCTTCCTTCAACGACTGCAATTTATCGATGTTATCGGAGTTTGTTTGCCGGAACTCATTAAACGCATTGGTCAGCTCGTTTGCTTTTTCAATCGCTTCATCGCTGGCGTTAATCAAATGCGTAATGCCCGTGATGATTCCCTGAATCACCAATCCGATTCCCAACGAAATAAGCATATTGATGGCCGTATTGAGCGCCGTTACACCAATCGCGGCTGCCTTTGAGCTTGCACCAAACGCTTTGGTCTCTATGCCAGCCTGTTTGCAATATGCTTTGTAGCCGGACATGGAGGCTTTGCCGCCCTTCAGAGACTTTAGATAGCCAGACAGAGCGTCGTCAGTACCATCAAGATATTTAATGAATATCTGCTGCGTCTGTATAGATGAGCCGAGAACCTTGTTATACTCGGCCATGTTTTTGCTTGCCGCAGACCAATCCGTAATGCCTCCGGAAAGCCCTACTTTACCGTCAACAACATCAAAGATTCCAAGGTTCTTTCCTTTGGCACCGCTATACGCAGTTACAGCTCCGGTGATTGTGGAAATCAAAGCAGGGAACGAACCCAGTTTATCAATGATTGCAGTCAGTGTTTCAAGAATCGCCGTCCCGCCATCTACAACACCCTTAACAAGCCCGGAGTTTACAAACGATGCAGAGAGTTTTTCAAATGCGGCCTGGAACTGCGCAACCTTACCATTGATAGAGTCGAGATACTTCTCATTTTCATTCAGTGCAGAACCCGCTGAATTCATCGCCACTTCAAGAACAGCCTCCGCATCTGCGAAGTTGTTCAGCAGCGATGCTACCACATTGCTGTTTCTTTTACCGCCAATCATCTCCATGATGTTGGCTTTGGTAATATCCGTAAGGTCTCCCCAAACTTTGGAAAGTTCCTTCAAAATCTGATAAGTGCTCTTGAAGGTGTTTTCGTCCAGCTGAATATCAACCCGTCCGCTGGTTAGCGCAAGAATTTCCTTTCTCAGCTTGGAGACACTTTCTGCCATACCTTCTGTGCTTTCACCAGCTTCTTCCGCTTCGGTCTTTGCCGCACGAAGATACATGGAAACGGTCTTCATAGTTGTACCGACCTTCTCAGGGTCTTGCACAACATTGTTTGCCGCCGTTACCAGGGCAATGCTCTCGTCTAAGCTGTTACCGGCAGCTGCAAGAGCGGACGCTGAACGCACTAATGCGTCGCCCACGCCCTTAGAAGAAATGGCGAATCGGTTGCCGACCTCATTGAATCTGTCAACAATGGTCATTACATTGGCAGCCTCAATGCCGAATGCTTTCATGGTAGAGATGACGCTCTCCGACGCCTCGGAAATATCATTGATACCATCGCCAACATTTTTGTAGACCAGCGCAGCATCTGCTAACTCTGCCGCTTCGCTAATGGAGTAGCCCAGTCTCGCAAAGTCTGCTGTTGCCGTAATCGTATCAGTCAGCGTTGCCCCAAGACTCTTGGCACGCACAGCCGCTTCATTGAAGAATCGAGTATAGGTCGCTCTGGTTTCATCGGTAACTTTCTTCAATTCGGTCATGGCCGCATCCAGCGCCCGTACATTGGTCACCATCTGCTTGAAGTTGTTGACCATGACCATCAGGCTTCTCGTCACCAGCATCCATCCGCCGAACTTCTTATAAGCGGATGAGATAATTCCAACGAGCGTATTGCCCTTCTTGCCGGACTCCGTAATGGAAGTATCCAGTGCGGCAAAATCAGACAGCAGCTTTCGCAAGTCTGTCTTGCTCATGCTCGTCATACCATCGGCAGCATTCTTACTGTCGTTCCATACACCGAGCAGCTGCTCTCGCATTAGCTTGAGCTGTTCCAGCTCCGTACCGTCAATGCGAGGATTTTTGTCAATGTAAGTGCTGACTTTCTTATAAGCACTGATGACCTCGTTGATGGTCGCCATCTTCTCTTTGTTGGCGGCCTCTGCGCTCCTTGCCGCAGCAGCCTCTGCCGCAGCAGTTTCTTCCGCAGCCTGACGCTCAGCGTAAATCCGGTTGATGTTCTCCAGAATGGCTGCACCTTCTGCTTCCAGGCTCAGTCTGTACTCATCGCTTGTAGCCTCTTTGGACGCACGAACCGTCTCCACGCTCATCGCCCACAGGCGATACTGCTCCACCAACGATGCCACACGCTGGCTCTCGCTTTCAGACACACCGCTGTCAACCAGACCGTTCAAGCTTCTCTGTACAACAGTCTTCTGATGCCCAAGCGCCTCCATCTGTACCTTGAACGCTGCAACCTTGCGGGCGGCTTCGTCTGCTGCGTCGCCTGCGTCCTTCAGTTTTGACTTGACTTCGCCGATGTTTTCGGCGGTAAGGGTGACACTTGTCCCCTTATCAAGGTTGATTGTGTTAATGACGGCGCTTAACTGTTTCCTGAAATCAGTAATGGCACCGGCACCGATTTTAATCTTCGACAAATTGACATAGAATTTGCCGCTGTTGCTAATGGCATCCAGTTCCTTACGCAGCTGCTCGCCAAATGTTTTGGTGTCAACTGTCACGGTAGCCTTGATGTTCTTCATGATTTCAGCAAGCTCTTTGCGAATCAGAGCTTCACTGTCACCGTCTGCACCACCGCGAGCCACGCCGATTAGTAACCGTACATCTGCATCCATTGCCATCGTCATCACCGTCCTTTACGAAGAAAAGGCTTGGCACAAAGCCAAGCCTTTCAAAATTTATTGTTCATATATCTCTGCGGCAACCGCAGTTACATTGTAGTCAGAACCATAGTTCCCGTTGAAATCACTGATTGCCTGCTGGATAAACTTCAGCGCCTCACGCTCTTTTTTGCTGCGCACCCATGCAAAGTCTTCGTTGTGCAGCGAACGGCCAATCGCCTCTCCGGATGGCGAGTGACCGTTCCACCAACCATATACATAGTTGGATGCGTGGTATCCGTTATTAAACAAAGCCACAATGTTGTCGATTCCGCCATAACTCGTAGCGTCGTTCTCAAGAGAATCACGATGTAGGTCGCCGCCAAAATATAAAGGAACCTCGAAGCCGTCTCCAATACGAATGATGCTTCCGCTGTCCATCTCGTCAATGTGCTTCATCACAGATTCAGGCAGGTCATAGCTTTTAGCCGTCATCTGAAGAACCTGTATAAACTTTGCGGCAGCTTCCCAGCCACGCTTTTCAGGAACGATAGAATCTCCGGCGGCAGTTTTTTCTACGCCGTCTCTGGTGTATTCCGCCATCTTTTCCTGTAAGCGGGCTTGCCCCTGCGGAGACCTAATCCATGCGTTTAGCTTGCTTGACAAGCTCATTCCTTATAATCCTCTCTTTGTTCAAGAAAGGCCTGTACAAGCTTCTGCTCATCTACGCCGCCCTTATCAATAGCACCAATCAGCTTCGCAACATCGCTGCCGTTTACCCCGGCAAACATCTCTGAAGTCTTTTTGGAAACATCCTCAAAGGATGCCGCAAGCTGCTGCATCTGCTTCTCAATCGCCATGATGTTGGTATTGCAGATGTAGTCGATTTTCTCATCAATCGCCCGAAGGATTTCATCAAACTGGGCGGAACTGATATGCTTGCTCACCATTGCCACAGCGTCCGTGTTGTAAATAAGCGTGTATCGATGCTCCAGATTCTCAGGGAGCGTGAAGTTTGCATATCGAGTCAAGAGGTTACTTTTAATCAGCAGGTCTTTGACCTCCGGCATATACCCCTCATCATGAAAACAACTGGACACAACATTGTCCACAAATGCCAGCATCTGTGCAATCGAAATCGTATGCTTGATAACGACCTCGTTACCAAACCAGTGTTCTGTAGTATTCGGAACAGCCTGCTCCTTCAACACCTTATCAAAAGATGCAATCGAAATCTTCTTCTCTTTATCAGCCATTGTCTGCGTCCTCCTTTTTGTTCTTATTGCGCTTTTGTTCTTTGCGCAAAGTCTGTACGGTCTCATAGTCCAGCCAGCCGCCCCATTTTTTTACATAGGTAATCCATCGATAGCGCACATCTGGATAATTGTGCCAGAACATTTTTCGTTTGATTTTAGCAACGCTGTCCGGACAGCCCTTGGTATCAATCACCTCTGTATGTCCGTCGGCATACTCTATGTAGAAATCTGCCACATAGGTAATCGGTAACACCGTCTTTCCATCGTGTGTGAACTTTGGTTGCAGTTCATATTTTTTCTGTAGTTCAAAATGAACCACATCACCGCTTTCCACTCTGGGACAAAGCACATCACGAAAATATTTCATCTCAAGCTGACTGTCGAACACAATTCCTGCGAATGTTCGTTTGTCTTTGTCTTTGTCAACATTGAATTTTGTTCTCGCCATATCTCTCCTAATAGAAAAAGGGAGGGCGGATTACTCCACCCTCCCGGTTACTTATTCCTCTTCCACAGGTTTCTCGCCGATAGGCTCAGCATTAACAACCACCTGTTCAATGACAGGCTCTGCGCACTTCTTGCGCTTGGTCTTCTTCTGCGGATTAACAATCCCACGAGATTCGTTAATCTTTTGCAGATAGATTGCACCGCACTCAGGCGAACAAGCTACTTCCTGCCAGCGAAATACACCTGCGGCTCGATTGGCACTACGGCAGGCTTCATATTCCTTACCGCATACCCGGCATTTCTTGACCGCAGAAGCCATCTGTGTCACCAACTTTCTTAGGCAACATCCTCAGCGTTTGCACCGAAGATGGTATAAGTCCACAGGGCGCCGCTGGTGCCGCAGGCGCCAGACAGAGATTCTGCCTCAAAAGCATGAACAGTCTGGTTATCGCCCATCTCGAAGCTGAACTCGCCGTTGAAGTCAGCCTTGGGGATATAGAACTGAATACGGAACACATTGGCGCACTTATCCTCGGCGAAAGCGTCAATGTACAGAGCACACTTGCCAGAGTAGTGGTCGCTCAGGTTCTCCAGAACATCAGCCTGAATCTGACGCATATAGAACACGACAATTTCAGTGCCATCGGCAATCTCGCCCTCGTTGAAGGCAAGCGCCTTGCTGGTGGGATTGTAGGTGAACACGCCCTCGGCAACTTCGGCGCCCTGAGTCAGCGTCTTGCCAAGAGTGCCGTTGGCGTTCTTGACATAAACAGACTCAATCTCGTTGCCGGTCGTACCGACGGCCTTGTACTGTGTGGCAGCCGCATTACCGGTAACGGTAAGATAATCCGTCCACTTCACAGTGGTCTTCTTATTCTCGAACTCGCTGCCAACCTGCAGTTCGAGCAGACCACCGGACACAAGACCATTGGTGCCGCTGACGGTAACAGCCTTGTTCTTCTTCAGAGAGTTCAGCTTGCGACCCTGCTTACCGGTAATATCGGTCTTCTCCTGAGTCTGTGCAATGGTCGCATTCTGCAGCTCATCCAGAGTGAACTTGTAGGCGCCTGTCACGATATCAAAAGCATTGATGGTCTCAAGGCTGGTGATAGTGATATCATTGATATTCATATAGACATTCCTCCTATTTATGGGTTAGCCAATTCCAATCGTCTTGGCTTAGGTCTTTTGCGCTGACTGTGCCAGCATAGATGCCGTGCATCTTGTTGTCATAGTCGATTTTCTTGATAATCTGTCGCACGCTTTCGTTGAACTGATAGATTGAAAGTTCTCGTGTCCCCTCAAATCCATAGTGGTACTGTTCTGTATTGACGAGCGCAACAATCAACTCCTCAAGTTGAGAAGCGTTTTCTCGGTTGCGCTGTCTGCGCATTTTTTTGCGTGCGCGTTCAATCATGTATTCTTTGGCTTCACCGTTAGCTGGTTTGCGATTATCCTTCTCAAGATGGTGAATTTTCCTGAGCGCACCGGCAATCTGTGCGTGAATGGCTCGGTCGATAACTACCCCTGAACTTTCATCGACCAACACGATGTTCCCGTTCTGCTCGTTTACGGCAGCTTGGAATCGTTTCAAATCAAGGTCTGCAAAAACAAGAGAGGTATCTTGTTCTTTCAGGGTGCCGACCAAAAGAAGGAAAAGGTCATATTCATCAATGGTGGTAAAGTCGATTCCGATATCATCAAGCTGAACCATCATATCAATCGGCATAGCCGTCAGCATCGCCACAATGCTGTAGTACCCATCTTCACATTCCAGGATTTCTCCAACCGTTGGAATCTTGATGTGAATAGCATCATTGATGTCGTACTCACGCCGATAAAGCATATTTCTTGTGCGCATTTATCCGGTCTTCCTGTTGGATGGAACGGGCTTGCCCGTGGGCGATACCCGGTTGAAATCCTTTGCCTGGAATGTCATGACCTTTCCCTGATAATCCGTCACCGGAGCGAACCTTTTTACTGCGTATAAATCCATCTCACCAAGCCCGTAGTACCTGCTTCCGTTTACCGCTTTGGCAATTTCAGAACACAGCCTGTCCACTCTGACGCCACCCTTTGGCAGCTTCATCTTGCTTTTATGGGTAAAGACCCAAACATACAGAACGGGAATTAAAAAGGTTTTATTCAGCGACTTTTGTACATCCACATCACAGCAGATAAAGGTCTGACCATGCTCAATGGTGTCCGGTACATATTCAAAGGGAAATACCTGTGAATATACAAACCTCTCCGGTTGGTCGCTGTCCTTGTAGTTGTCGTCCAAAAGGCGAATGATTTCTGCATTTGTCAGCAGGTCATCCATCAGTTGGTTCTTATAGTCATAGAACTCTTCAAGCTGCATCAGAACCACACCTTCTTTCCGCCGGGAGTGTCACCGCCCGGTGTTTCTTCGCCATCTTTGCCGGGCTCATCAGGCGTACCTTCCTGCCCTTCTCTCGGGAAGTACTTGTAATAGTTGGCAATGTGCAGTTCAAAGTTATCGGTGTCCTCGGTATTACATTCTGTCAGAACATAATTCAGAACGCCGGTTCCATTGAAGCTTCCGCCAAGCTTAAACGGCTTTGTCAGACGATAGGCGAGAACATTATGAGAGTCATAGTCATCAATCAAGAATCTGCTTTCGCGGTTCAACTGAATGGAGTACTCATCCTTTGCAATCGTCATGGACACTCTGGAGTCACCACGAACGACAATATATTCGTTGTCGCCGTATTCACCGGTCAGGTATTTTGTTCCGTCTGTGATGATACACCATCGCTCAACAATCGTTCCATCAGCCGCTACCCAACGCAACAGATAATTACACTGCTGCATAGTGCCTTTGGCGTACAGTTCGCTGTTGGCATCCTTTTCTGTGATAAGCCAATAATTGTCCATCCAATGTACAAGGCCGCCGTGCGGCAAATCTTCTCCCGGCATTGTACACAGTGTTTTCATATTCAGATTGTCCGAATTGATAACTGCTAACTCGCGTGGCTGCCCATCTATAGTCAGCTTGTGGTAGGACAGACTTGGAGGAAGCTTTGTGTTCAAAAAGGCACACTCTCTACGCTTTACGGCGTCCCTTTTATTTGTGCCGTTTGCCGCCATTCTGGCCTGATAAGTACTCCAGGGATTCATTATGACACCTCCTGCTGTACGGCATACCTCGCTTTCAGCTTGTTGCAAATCGAAATGGCGCGAAACACCTCTCGCTTTACAACGCTTACTTCGCATTCGGGCGTATCAATCAGGTATTGCAAAATTGCAATCAATGACAGAAGAAGCGGGTCGTCGTGAATTGCTTCGATAAGCTCCTTACACCCAAGCAGTTCCGCCTGGAGACTTCTCATATAAACTTCCAATGAACTTTCTCCGCTTTCCTTAATAGGAAGAATCTTGAAGAAAAGATTTACGAGGGCGCGGAAATAGTTATTCAGCATCGTGGCGTCCATCGGCACGCCCACCGTGGTCTGAATCATCATATATGCAAGTCCGTCAAATCCCCGTGGTTGTACGAATACTCCCTCATCATATTCGTAAAATCCTTTTGAGCTGCTTTGTATGCGTTTCCAATCCGCATCAGCAGTTCGGCGGGGGAATAGGTGGTAAAGTCTCTTGTGTTCAGGACGCTCTCAAGACTTTCCTGCCTGTATGTAAAAGGTTTCATCCACTGTACCAGCATACCCTCGGAAATAATATCTGCCAGCTCATCCAAATCTCCGTCGGCAATATCGATATCAAACTCACGGATAACATCATCGCCGGTAGTCGAGAGGTCGTACTTGCAGATTTTTCTGAAAGCTGCAATGGCTCGCTTCATGTAACCGTCAATCAAAGAGTTACGCTCAAATACACGCATATTGACGAAATCAAATTCTGATACTTTAGAGAGGAACGCACCTGTGAACACATCATAAGAAACACTCATTCACCGTCACGCTCCTTTATCGTTCCACCAGCTCAACACCAAGACATTTCTCCAATGTGTTAATCACCCGGTTTGAATCGATTTCCTCCTCTGCGATAAGCTGCTTGGCGCGATACGCCACAGACTTCCGCTGTCCCTCCGAGAGCTTGGAAATAATATCCTCAATCTCGCCAACGGGTTTCTTGAACAACTGGTCGAAATCCTGAATGTTCAAAGAGTTCTTGTAATACTGTCTCATACCGAGATAGTCGATAACCCAGTCCTCATCAAACATGAACCAGTTGTTGATGAAATATTTCTTGTTGGAGTTCCTTGCGTTTTTCAATTCGCTCAGCTCCATATCCTGCTCTGCTCCAAAAGACTCCCAGCTCCAACGCTCGCCGGTGCGCTTGCTCTTATAAACAAGCCGTCCCTGAAAGCCGTTGCGAACAGTGATAATCTGATTTGGGTCAATCTCCTTCGGAACCACAGGCTTTTTTGTGGTTTCGGAGACTTCCGCAGCAGGCCGCTCTGCGGCGGTGCTTGTGCCCTCTGCCGGGCTGCGGCGTGTTCTGGGCTTGCTTACTGTTTCGTTAGACATAACATCTCCCTTTCATACATAATGCGGGGCTCGCAAGGAGCCCCGCTTTTGTCTGTTGTCTATCCGTTAGGCGATTTCGTAACGGCCAATACCGGCGTTGCCGCCAGCAAGGACGATGCCCATGCCGTACTTCTCGCCATACAGGTATTCCTGCGTCAGGTCACCGTTGGCGGTAGGCTCGCCCATGATAACAATGGGGTCACCTTCGTACACGCACTTGATGGGCTTGTCGTCACCGGCGATAATGGTCAGCATATCGTCTGCCAGCACGAAGTCGGTAGAGCCGACCTTATGACGCTGGGGAGCCACAACGACAGGAGTGCCATAGAACTTACCGGCGTAGCCCATGTTGTACAGGTCTTCCTTCGCTTTGTCACCCAGAGGAGTGACATCCAGATTGCGGATTGCCTTCTTGGTGCCGATAATAGTAGCAGCCTTGCCACCGGCAGCAGCCTCAACATGAGCAATCAGGTCGAGCAGTTCGTCCTCATCGTATGCACCAGCGGCGGGGAAGTAGGTCACGCCACCGAAGTCCTGTGCAGATGCATTGCTCCACAGAGCATACACATCGTTGAGCAACTTCTGACGGAAGGACTCAGCTACCTTGTTGATAAAGTGGTTAAAGTCAACACGACCGGAAAGCACACGGTTGAGTTCTTCGTAAATCTTCACAACCTTCAGTGAAGTGGGAATAGACACTTCGCTGAAGCCGCCAAGACGCTGACGACGGATGCCCTGAGTGCCGTCCGCTGCCTCGGATACGATGAACAGGGTGCTGTCCTCCACTTCAAAGATGTTCTTGTCACCCTCAGCGACATTACGGAAATCAACCAGTGCGTTGAAATATTCATCGCCCTGCAGACCCTCAACAACGGTGCGGCTGAGGACTTCCTCAATCAGGGTAAACAGACCACTGCACTTGCCGTCACGAATATTTTTGTAATTCAGAGTTGTGCTGCCGCCATTGGCCTCAATCAGAGCCTTCTGCAAAAGCTCCATAGACTGACCAACGGAATACTGCTCAACATTGCCGTGATAGGCATCGACGGCAATCTTGATGATATCTTTCATTTCAGCCATAGTTGTTCTCCTCCCTTCAAATTAACCGCCAACACTGGGGGTAGATGCCGCAGTGGTTTCAGTTTTGCCAATCTTAATGGCATAGTAGGTGTAACGACCGGCTACCTCGACATCCACGCAGGTGCCGAAACCAGTACCAGCAGCATCAATCTTGCCACCAGTACCAATGCCGACTTTGGCGCCCTTGGTGGGAGCAGTACCGCCCACAAAACCCTCTTTAGTCACGGAGAAAATGTTGCGGCTGCGGGGGATATAACCACGCACTGCTTTACCGGCCTCGTTGATATACTCATCGAGATTCTTCTTGCGCTCATCGTACATAACCTCAACGCCAGCAACGATAGCGCACTCATTCAGGTCATCGCCCGCAGTAGCGGCGACAGCCTTCATCACCTCGCGCTCACCATCTTCATATCCCTGAAGCTTGACGATAACGCCGTTTTCAACCTCGGCGGGCTGACCGTCCGCACCATAAAAGCGCAGAGAAACGAGGTCAGCAGGCTGTTTGGTACCGCTCATCAAATCGGTACGGATAACTGTATAAGCCATAATCGACTCCTCCTTGTTGTTTATTTAATTGTGCTGACTGGGCTTAGAAAAGCCATACTCAGCAAACGCACCGCCATAAGGCTCCCGCGTCGGTTCTGCTCGCTGGATGGGCAGTTTGGGGGTTTTGGGTTCATAAGAGAACTTTGCGGTCACGCCGCTTCTGCCACGGATTGCGTAGCATTTTTCCTCCAAAACATCTGCCGTGTAGTCCATGCAGTGTTCACGCAGATTTTCAAATGCCTCGACGCCGACCAAGTCTTCAAACTGAGCGAAGACTTCATCCCGCTCGCCCTTGGCAATGGCGTTCTCGGTGTCTGTCTTAAACTGGCGCAAAGTGCCAAGCTCGTTCTCCATAGACGAAATCGTGTCGGAGGCGGTCTGGTACTTCTCCGCCCACTGGGTATCGTTTGCGGTGTACTTCTCAGCAACCTTTGCAAACATACCACTGATGGGGTCAGCTTGCCCGCCCTCATCAAACGGGACAAGTGCAAGCTTCATGCGTTTCTTACCGGCAAAATCAATGACCACATGGTCGCCATCCATTGAGTAGGGGAAACCGTAAAGATTCCAGTCCGTGACATCGGTTGCGTACACTTCGGACGCATCCCGGTCATAGTCCCAGAACCAATAGTGAGAATCCATGCCCCAGCAGGTCTCAACCTTTTCTGCCTCCAGAGAGCCAAACAGCTCCTGACGGAACTGGCTTTCCAGGGCAAAGTTTTCAGTACCTTTCTCGGGTTCTGCTGCGGGAGCAGCGGTGGCGGGTTTCAACTCTTCAAACTTAGCCCGAAGCTCTTCCACGGAAAACTCCTCAATGTTGAAGTCAAGCATATCGGCAGTCAGGCCGAATTCTGCCATCAGTGCAACTTTCTGTTCCAATACCTCTTCTCCTCCTTCCGAATAATTTTGTGGGTGTATGCCAACCTCTTGCGAGGGTTGTGCTGTAGTAAACGAATCCTTGAATTCTCGCATCATCATTGCAAGCTGCTGTTTGAAATCATCACATGAGAACATCTCCAACGATGCTGATTCATAGCATGGCTTTGCCGTACCCAAGAGACAAAAGGCGGTAAACTCAAATCGGTCAATAACATATACGCCATCGACCATTCCGCCCTCTTTCACGGTAATCTCCATAGACTCATCCGTGATGCCGTCATCTTTGATTTTGCGGTATGCTTCCTGCCGCTTCCAGATAAGCGCATCCACGCAGAGGTATTCATGCAGGCCGGAGTCATCTTCAATTTCCTCCCACCAATACTTTGCGCTTTCAGGAATCACACCTACCGGCTGCGTGATATTCACAATCCGCATTCCATTATCGTCAGAGACAAGCTCCATATCATGTGACCCGATGGTATCTGATTCCCTGTCGTAGTTACACACAATAGGGCAGTTATAGATACTCGGCATACATCGTTCAAAGGTTTCCTTGCTGATGAAGCTGTTATTGCGGTTTTTCCCGGTGTACGCTACACGGAGAACGCCACTGTCAAAAGACGAATTGCGTTCAACAAGATTGCGTATCCCGGAAGAGAACACAATGCTCATGTTTCTCTCGCCCATATCACAGTTCACCACCTTTGGCTAAAATAAATCCACGCTTTGTGCAAGCGTGGGTCAGAATGTCAGCGTGTCTGACAGTACATATCGAATATCCTCGTCTTCAAATTTCAGATTGCCTGTATTCAAAAACACAAAGATATGTTTCTCGTTATTTTGCCCCAGTATTTCACACCCTTTGGACAGCAACTGGTCACGAGCATTCTCATCAAACACATAAATGAAATTCTCCATATACACACCTCCGATTAGCCCCAGTCGTCAGAGTCTTCTCTGGACTGTTCGCCGGAGTCGGTCAGGTCACCCGTATCCTTCTGCGGAGCGCCCCCCTCATCGGTTGCTGCAGTGCTTGCAGAAGAACTCTGCGTAGAAGAACTCTGCAGCGGCTTAAACCGTTCAGCAAGACCGAGCACATCATTTTCAAGGAAACTCATGCAATCAACTTCACTCTGAGACAACCCCTGCGATGCTGCATACATGGAAATAAAAGGAAGACCATACTGACACGCTTTGAGATACATATCTCCCAGCTCTTTTCTGTTGAAAGGACTGCAATCAAGGAATGTGATTTTGAAATTCTTTCCGTACCCCTGATACTGAATGAAGCGGTTGACCATATCCTCAATGCTTTTTACAATGCCAAAGGTAACCGCTTGGTCTGCCTTAATAGAAAGCAGCAGCGCATTTGCGGATGCTTTATCATTGTTGAACAGGAGTGAAGATACACCAGCCGCTGTAAAGAGATTCTGTTCTGCGTCAGAGATGGTATTCGTATCACCAGTATTGGATTTCTCAAAGCTTATCTTGTTGATAGGCATGGGGGAAAGGACACTGCCGATTTCCTCTGGCAGTACGGAATCCAGATTGCGCCAAAACTCTTTGGCCTTGTCCAAATCCATCTGCCATTCGCCGTCATCATTGATACCAAGCGTCATAACCAGCATGGCATAGTTCTCAAGAGTGGTCTTAGTGAGCTTTAGCTGTTTATAATCTTCGAGGTCATACACCTCCCGCAAAATACCTGCGAACGGAGGAATGGCATAATCCAGAATGTCGTTGTTGCACTTGATAGCGAAGGATGTCGGGGAATCCAGCTCTTGCCACTTTTTCTGCCTATTCTTCTGATAAACCTTATACTTTGTCTGGAACTCTGTCGGATAGAACTCCAGATACTGTGAGTGACCATCAAAATAAGAAAAATCGAATGTCACATTCAGCACATTCCCCTCAATGGTCGAGATAGCGCAGTAATCAGCCGGAAGCTGCTGGATGGTGATACTGTCGCTTGTGACCCACAGCGTCCCATAAAAAGTGTCCTCGCGCAAACACACTGTCAGTATTTTAGGGAACTGCGACCGCACATTCATTGCAGACATGGTATTCAAGACCTTTCTGTAATTGCGGTTGACCGATTTCATATTAACGGCCTTCGGGTCAATATGGTATGGAGATACGACATACGCAAAATCGGAAAGGCCAGTGAAATACTGGATGAGCCTGCGGAAATGAGAACTTGCCCCGTAGATATAAGTAACTGCCTTGCGCAGCTGCTTCTCATATCGGTACGGGTCGGTCAGATATGTAGCAATGTCGTCTTTCTTATATAGAGAAAATGTAGGCGCATTGGTGTTGTTGTTCAAATCCCTTGTAATCAAGTGATTGAGTAGGGCGAACTTTCTGGAGATACCAATCATGCCCTCCATATTGGTAGACTTGCCGTTTTCAGAACTACTCACTCAGGTATCACCACCTTTCTATTTTATTTTGGGCGGCTTAAACATGAAGATATCGCTGGAGTTAAACTCTGCCGCCTTTGTGCGGATAAGCTTACTCTCAAGCTGCGCCGCCACATAGTAGTTATAGCTAAGGCTGGAATAGCGGTCTTTCCGCATACCCGCCCGTTCAAAAATCTTTACCCGCCCACCAGACTCGTCATGCTGTAGTTTGACAAGCTCGTCAACCAACAAGGTCGTGTGGATGTACGGCATTTGTAGTCTGACCTTCTCAGCCGGTGAAAGGCTGGCATATCCCCTGATTTCAGACAGGATATTTTCCGCCTCATACTCTGTAACGAGAAGGCGTATCTTACCGCTTCGGAAGCCCTCACGCAGCAGGACAGCGCATTCGGAGTTCAGCGCAGGATTACCCTTGATTGCCCAAATTACTTTATCTGCTCCCTTTACCGTGCATCTGTCCGCCATCTCCTGATTATTACAACAGGACAGCGCAGGATAAATTTCGCCGCTTTCCGGGTCAACCATATCACGAACCAAAGCATCATACACGCCCAGGCCAAGTCCTGTGCAGTCCAGCACAATATAGTCGCAATCGAACTCGTCGTAAAGCTTGCGGATAACCAGAGCCTGGTCTTCTGTATGAAGTCCCTCTGAGGAGTCACCATAAATGATATTGCTTGTGTACCTTCCGGATTTGGTTGGAAGCATCTGGTTGATGAACACAGCCGTCGCATCGTTGTTATGCTTTTTGCTGGACATCAACGCAATATCCGCAGATAAGATTCGTTTTTCACCAAGCTGCTTGGGTTGAATTTTGATTTTGTTGTTGCCAAGAAGAACTGAGACCCTCTCGGGTAGCATGGGATATTTAATACGCCTGTTCTTCGAGATAGAGTTGAACTCAAAGAACGAACCGTCAGTGTCGCCAAACCAAAGGGCGTCCATCTCCATGCTCCACTTCACTTCACTGAAGTCAGACTCTGCCATCTGGTCTGCCACATCCTCTTTGAACAGTAGCCCCTCTTGAATTGCCAGCTGATACGGGAATCCACACACAAAGTCCTTTCGCTTATCGTCCAGCATAAATCGGCAATTATCCTCAGCTTTGGTATAAGACCAATGGTCTTTGAAGTAAGCAGAAGAAAGATACAGCGTTTTATTGCGCTCTGCCAAATGCTTGTAGGCGGGATTGTTCAGGTATCCGGGAAGTCTCGGATTCGTCAGGAACTTTCGGAGAATCGTATCAATAATATCCTTGGAGACCATGCGATACTCATCAATCAGCAGAATATTGGCACGATTACCTCGTGCATTATCGCTGGCAGTAACGACCTTAATAAATGAACCGTTCTTAAAAACAATCTGTGCATTGGTCGCATTTATCTTGGTCTGCTTATCGTCAATCTCATTACACAGCTCCGGTGAACATGGCCGCAATTCTGTTTGTATCTTTTCAAGCACATTGATACTCTGACCCCGTGTACCGGAGGCGATACATATCTTTGTACCTGGGTATAAAATACAGCGGATGCAGCAGAAGATTGCCGACAAAAATGTTTTGCCAAGACCTCGACTCGCAATAAAAACAAATGTCGTAGAGACATTCATCATTACCAGCAGAATTTTTTGGAAAAGATGTAAGTCAAGGTGCAGGTAGTCCTTTGCAAACCGATGGGGGTTCGCTCGGTAGTAGGCGCACCATACGGCGGCGCCACTCATAATGCGCTCTTGTCGCGTCACTCAGTCACGCCTGCCTTGTCCGAACTGAAAATGTCGTTAAACATTGTTTCGTCATCTTCGTCCTCATATTCAGGTCGTTCAATGCGCATCTTGGCAATTTCATCTTCATACAGCTTGCAGTATGTATTCTTGATGCCAAGCATTTTGCAAAGGTGACCCAGGAACCAAACCGTGATGTAGCGGACAATTCCGTCCACATCCTTCAGCTCCGGGTCTGGTTCTGGAATGGGCTTTGTGTTTTCCCACTTCCGAATCCACACGCCGAACGGCGTCCCATCGACCGCCGCATCTGCGCCTTCTTTTTTCTGCGCGGGCTTCAAGTTCATACTGCCAAGCAGCGTATTGAGTGCGTTGACATTCTTGTCAATCGCTTTACCCTGCGCACTGTCACGACTGATTGTCGCTTCCAAAATGCAAATCTGTTTATATAAAGACCGTTCGCTCGGTTCCACAACAGGAACGCCGTTTGTCCAGTCCTGGTAGCGCCGCTCAAGCTCTACATAAAAATCAGATGTAAATCCCGCACCCCAGAAATCGACAATCTTCTGGTCAACTGGTGTCTCTTCGATTTCATCCAATGCTTGGGGGTGCTCTTGGTAGATGGCGCCGGAGCGCTGACAATCCAATGCATTGCCCTCGGCGATAGTATCGTCGAAAGTCTTGTCAATATATCGAATCAGATTGGTCTTCCCAATATAATTACGAATACGAGAATTAACGCCTACGGTGCGCTCCACCATATTGTAAATGTCTTCATTCCAATATAGGTCAAGCTTCATACACATCCGGCGCATAGCCTCTTTGTCATCACCAAGAGAATCTCTATACTGTTCGTACATATCCTCTACACAGTCGTTGCAGACAGGCAGATAGCCGGAGCCACGATACATCAGGCTGTGGCTAACAGGGAAATACCCTTTCTTGCGGCTATACGATGTGCCGCATCTGCAGCAGTAAAACTTCTGAGAAGTTTGGAGTAGCATTGAGTCATCTGTCGTCTTTTCAAGCTTTCTGCGTCTCGGGGCGTCTGCCATTTACATCAGCCCCCTTTTATGATTTCCCTCCCACAGCTTAACGGCCATACGCATTTTGTTGCCAGGGTAAAAGCGGGGAATCCAGTGCGCAGGGACATCGACCTTCTCCCCGGTCTGTGGGTTCGGACAGCTTCGCGCCTTGCGTTCCAAAATATCGAAACAACCGAAGTTGTGAATTGAAATTGTATTGCCCTCTTCGAGATTTTCCAAAATAAGATTGGTAAAATCATCAACAATGCTTGTGGCGGCCTTCTTCGTGTAGCCATGCCTGTCCACAAGCTGCTGGATTAAATCGACCCTTTTAATATCCATCCTTGCCTTCCTTTCCGTTACAGGTCTGACAGTGACTTCTGTGCGTCAGACCGAATATCACCATTCTCGTCAAAGTACTGCGAAATCTGTTCCTCTGCGCTCAGGTCTTTATAAACGCGAACCATGTCAGCAGATTCCCACCCGATGATGTCTTGAATGATATTGTCTGGCAAACCGAGCTTGGAAAGGTGCGTTGTAAAGTAATGCCGCAGACTGTGCCAGTAAAAATCTTCACCTGTCATCCTGCTAAAGGTGTTCGCCCAGCTGTTGAGCGTTGTCTCACTCATTTGTTCACTTGTCGTTCCAGCAGGAAACAGCCACTCACTTTCAATACCAAGTTCCGTCCGTTCACGCATCCATGCATCAAAATATGGTTTGAACTTTTTTGCCAGCGTGTAGCAGTAAATGTATTTGCCCAGGCCGAACCCTTTTGTCTGAATCGGCTCACTGGTCTTGTACAACGCCCCGCCGCATACAAGGTTGTCGTCTTTGAAATCGTCAACCCGGAATCGGCAAAGCTCTGCCTTACGCCGTCCACTGCACATAGCGAGAGCCACGGCACAGGCTTTTTTGTTTTGCCCGGAAGCAAGCAGGTCATCAAGTAGCTTATCCAGCGCCTCATCGCTCCACACCGTTTTCTTTCGCACCTGTTGCATAGCAGGGTTCTCTATCTTTCTTACGGTAGAACGGAACCCCTTAAACTCATCTTCATCATCCAAGATGTTCTCCACATAATTGGAGAGCGAGGAAATCGCAGACTTCAATCGCCGCACACGAGCGGGAGAATTACCGTTCTCATTGATGAGCCAATGCTGATATGCTGCGTAATCACGCTTGGAGATTTTCGGGAAAAACTTGTTCCCGTTGTTCTGTAAATTCCAAACCCAGAAAATATCAAGGTCATTTGCATAGCCCGCAATCGTCTTCGGACTGCGCTGCACAGACTGCAGATAGGCAATAAAATCCTGTTTTAGCCGGATGTTCTCCGAGTTGACCTGACTTAAAAGCTCAGGGCTTGTGATTTCGTTTTGCTTTGTTTTTCTGGGCATACAAGCCACCTCACTTTCTATAGAATTAAAAACTGGTTGCGGGCACCGGAGTTGAACCGATTCCTCAAGGTTTATGAGACCTGCGACTTAACCGCTTGTCCTGCCCGCAATATGGTGGGAGAGGTTGGATTTGAACCAACGCAGCCCGAAGGCGCCAGATTTACAGTCTGCTGTAATTGACCGCTCTACCACTCTCCCAAAGTATGGTGAGGTCGGAGGGAATCGAACCCATCGTTACCGCCGTGAAAGGGCGGTGTCTTAGCCGCTTGACCACGACCCCATGTAAAAACTTATATTCTGCGTCAAAGCAAATGCGGCAGGGTGGAGAGGTTAGACGCAGAAGCCGAAAGCGACGCCAAGACTGAAGCTGGCGTTGTGAAAGTCGGCGGCGCCGGAGCTGATGACACGACAGAAATTATTGCTGTAGCCAGAAGAAGGAGAACGCTCCCACCAGATGTTAGCGGAGCCACCTTTGTTCTTCACCTTCGAGTTGCCTGCCTTGTAATATGCGTACTGCGTTCCTTTTCCAGAAACGGAGTAGGTGGTGGAAACAAACCAAAATTAGAAGAGGGCTGCCCATTGCGGACAGCCCTCGCGGGTTGTTTATTGAAGTGGGACGCCGTAAGAACAGCGAACTCCCTCTGCATCGCAGATACATACCATCTGCTCAGCTTTCCCGTAAATTCGTTTCTGTACGCAGTAATCATCCATTCCGAGAAAGCTTCCAGCCATGATGGTCTTGACGCCTTGCACTTCATCAATCTTGTTATGGTGCAAGTGCCCGGACAGCACAGCGTACAACGGAGTTCTTGCCATTGTCTGCAATGCCTGCACTTTGCTGGTGGAACCATCAAAATCTCCGTGGACGCCACAGTATGTCTTGCCACGGATATTGATAAGATACATGGTGCTGTCGATTTTGACGGAGCTTCCTTCCACTGCACCAATCGTTACATTCTCAAAGTTCTGCAATCGTGCGCCGAGATACCACTCGACCAAGTCGTCTAAACGCTCGCTGAGCAAAGCGTCATCCTTGTTTGGCGTAATGCGGCTGTGATTGCCCGCCACACTGACAAACACCACAGACTTGAAATGCTTGCTCAGTTCGGCAATGAACTCTGCAATCAATTCTGAAACACCCTTGATTTGCTCAATCACATTCTCTTTGTTGGTGACAGCAATAGACTGGTGAATATTGCCGCTGATTGCGTCACCGTTTGACCAGACAATGCAATTCTCACTGCCATGAGTCTCGCCGATAGCAACGACCCTGTCCAGATATCGGCACATCATCTCTCTGCACACATTTGAGTTGTATGTATTCCAATGGTTGTCCACATCCGCACCGTAATGGATGTCGTTGAGACTGACCAACAGGTCATTGTCGGACGACTCGATGTGGCACGGCTCATAGGCAAGGCGAGGTAAGTTTCCGTTCCTGACTGCCTCCACAAGAATCTCGTTAAGTTCCTCCTGTCGGGAACGCTCACGAATTAGTTTGTTGAATGCATTTCTCTGGTCAAAGAACTTCTGTCGTTCCTTGAGCAGCTCAATGCGTCTGGTCTCCAGTGCAGACAGCTGCTCTTCATCGCATACGGCGTCCTCACCGTCACGCTCAATAGCTTCGATGATGGTACGCATCCCGTACATCCTCTTCCGGACTTCACTGGAGTTGAAGCAGTTGCCCTCACCAAACAGTCGCTCGCTCAAATCCTCGTACTCATCGTCTATGGTGTGGTCAACCAGCTTTCCCATAACGATGTTGCGCATTTCTTTATAGCTTGCTGTATTGGTGCCTATGGCTTACACTCCCTTTCGTTTGTCACGAGGGCGCTCCTGCCCACGCAGGCTGCGCAACAGTCTCATGGGGGCGCCCTCCTCAACCATATAATAATGATGCCGTTTTGAATCGCTCTTCATCGTGCGCACAATGTGAACACGGGGGAACCTCTCACGAATGGCCTCTTTTTCTGATAAAGTAATTGCAATCACTGAACTATCATCCTTTGCTTCAAATTTTTATTTTATAGATTTGCTTTTATCATTCATTACAACACCCCATCAAACACGCCCTTTTACCTTGTGGCACAACGGTTTGACGGGGGTACTTTTTGTAAACAGATTCAATTTTTCAAAGCCTGTCTTCGGCGCATTACTGAATTTACAATCTGTCTTGTGTGAAGCTCCACAGCGCAGTTGGGGCAATACTTCTGCGGACGACCTTTGGCGGGCTCCTGCACCTTTACCGTCAGACCACAGTTCTCGCACTCAAAGTATTGTCCGCCATAATGCTTCATGTACTGATAGCCAAGGTTGCGGAAGTCCTGAATATGTATCGCTGTTTTACCGTTCTCCATAAAACACACCTGCACATTCAGGTTGTCAATCTTTTTGGAAAATCGAATAAATCCGGCACTGCGCAGTTCTGCGAACATAAGGCTCTGCCGTTTGATAGAGGTGTTGATGTTTGCCATCTGCATGACTTCCTTATCGGAACTGTTGACCCAGTGATTGTTCTTGTCGGATGCGGCATCCCAGTACTTGGCAACACACAACAGCGTGAACGCCAACCGCCGAAGCTGCTTTCCTTCAAGCGACTCAATCTTTCGCAGTTCGTTATCGGTGATGTCAACCCCGTCCAACCGAATCAATGGGAACTTAGCGACATTCTTTGTCAGCTTGTCCAGAATATCCGACCACTGGACAAGCGAGACGGATGGGTCGCACTGCAGCATAAAGGAGTCGAGCAGCCGCCGAATCTCTTTTTTGCTGTATTGGTTCGCATAGTAGTATCTTGAAATACGGTTAAGCGTCTCCACGGGTTTCTGGCCAAGCTCGTGGTTGTTCAACATTCTCTCCGCCCAGTCATATTCGTTAAGAACAATGCTCATTGAATTCCTCCAGTCTTTTTTGTCTCAGGGTAAAGCGATTCCCGCAGAACACGATTTCTCCGGCGGGGTCGATAGTCGGATAAGAAATCAATCCATCGTGCTTGTTCAGCAGATTGCAGATGATTTCATTTCCGCACATCTCCCATGCAAACCGTTTGGTCGAGCTCTTCCGGTAGCAAATGTCCAATACGATGTCGCACAGGGCAAACCGATTGGAGCAAATCTTGCTGCACTCCTGCTCAAACTCAGTGCGCATTTCCATCATCTTTGAGAATGTGTCATACTCGTCTACCCTTTCGTAGTTCGCAAACACAGCATAGCTGCGCAGCCGGTGGTTATAATTCTCATACAGCTTCAGAATTGCGTTGTACTGTGAACGGGTATAAGCGGCGCCGCTTTTCATAACGGTGTAGTCAAACTCCGTCTCTGCACTGTGCCGTCCGAGATACCCGTCAAACTCTTGCTCGAAACGGCGGCATATCCGGTTCATCACACAGTCGTGATTACCCACGGGCATCCGGGACTCATAATAGCGGAGGAAATCCTTCTGCCGGTCACTCAGTTCGGTAGGCGGCAGCTCCAGCAATTCATCTACCGTCATCTGGAATTCACGCATGGCATTCTTATTAGTGTTTTTTATGTATGTATTGTATTGCTTCATCAGCGCAGGATAGATAATACGCATGAAATACGGCTTCTTATCCGCTACGATTTTCTGATAAAAGCGGCGCTTGGCGGGGTCTTCAATGGTGTTGACGCTGTGGCGGTCGTGCCATTCTCTCGGCATGGGTTTGGCAATAATACCTTTGGCCTTGTCGATAGCATTCTGTTGGAATAGCTGTCCACACTTGATACGATAATCAAGCGCCTCGTATTCTTCGCTGCCCTTTTTGAATTGCGCCCGCACATCAAACATGGAGGTAATCCAGTTTGTTGTTTTTCCGATATCGTCGCCGAAGCTGTCGATATTCGCCTGAATGAAGTCTGCCTCGGTGACGATTTTCTTTTTGGCATTACGCTGCACACACATCAGCGCAGGAAGTTCTCTCAGGTTGCGGACGAGAACATCGTTATCGGTCAGCATCACAAGGTCGCCATCTTTGTCCATGCCATTCAGGGCATGGGCAGCAGTGTCCCACGAATTGAAGATAGTGCAGGTCGTCATATATTGATACCAGTAAGCAGCCACTTCGCTGTGATTCGGATACACCAGCCGAATGTTATTGTGGCAGGTCATGGGTGCTCGATAGCAGGCCAACTTCTGCGTGCCCTGTCGGCACCAGTACTGGTTATAGATTTCACCGGCCTTTAACAGCCCCGTCACCGGCATGGCAAAGATGTGCTGACAGAGGGAGTAGGGGTCGCCGGACACAATGGAATAATTTCCGTGTACCTTCAGCACACCCACCTTAGCCTCGTTAATGCGGTTCTTTATCATCTGGTAAACGCTACTCTGAACATAGGGGTCATTAAGAATGTGGGGCTCAATCATCAGCGCCTTTATAAAGTCGTTTTCCATGCAGCCGACATTCTCTTCGTCCAGCCCTGCGCCTTTGAGAAACAGAACGGTTTTTGCCCAATCGGCATACAGCACATCCTTTATCTCATCCATTGTTGGCTTGATGAGCTGCTCCATATCTGCGTCATCCAGCTCATAGCTCTGGATGAACTGATAGTTCAGTGTTCTCTCGCTTTCCAGCTCTCTGGGGCAGGTCTTCGCCACGCCGAAGGTATAACCGTTGCGGAGACAATTCTGTACATAGTCATCGCAGCTGTCATAGGCGTCCCACAGCTTCAGCATGGATGTTGTCAGTATCAGTTCCACATTCCGCACATCCACATCGTTACCCCATGCGTCCTTGACAATGTAAGTCCCTGCGATATTCTCGGCGAAGTCCAAAAAGTCAAAGGTAAATACCATGCCCTTCTCCCATGAGAATCTGGTGTTCACTCCGCTGACAAGATAGTCAAGTTCAAGCTCCTCTGACCAACGCCTTGCCAGAGATGGAAGCATCAGGCCATATCCGTCTGACTCCTTAAGCTGCACCGTCGTTTGCCTACGCTCCTCCATCACAGGTTCGCCGTCGCCCTCATCGTTCAGGTAGATGATATCGGACAAGAATTCCGTCTCACAATCGCTCACCACCAGAATACCGTGTGGCATAGACACTGGGATGGATGCGCTGCAAGTCAATGCGTTATAAGCTTCCAGCTTGGCAGGCACCATCGCTTTTTCCATATTGCGGCCATTGTTGATACGCCTGCGGATTTCATCTGCGTGCCGTTCGCTGACAAAGACAATCGTCTCATTCTTGACGCCGCCATTCGTCCCCAAGAGCCGCTGATACTTGATGCCGTTAATGCTGAATCCACGGCAAGCACGGTGATAGTCTTTTTCCTTGTCGATGATTACGCACAGATAATCCGGCTTGAACTGGATAGTATCCAGCTGAGCATAAAGCTGCTTGATACGGCGGCGGTTCTGCACACTGTTCTGCTCTTTGCGCAGACGCCGAATTTCCATCTTGATTTCCTTCGCTCTGACCTCAGCATCGGTAATCCCGTTCAGCTCATCCAGCCAGCGCAATACCTGGCTGTCTGCAAGCGAAATGACCTCATCGTTTCGTCGCGCCTCCGCTATGGGTAGCGTCAGCTTCCACTTAGCCTTTCGCAGTCTGCTGCTATGCAGTTTGAAGATATACTTCTGACATACTAACTGTTTTGCCAGACTTGCTCACCTCACAGTTGTATTATATTTAATTGCTATGATAAGGGAAAAATAAAATCCTTACTCGTAGTCTTCGGCTGTATATTGGAACCATTCTCGGTAAAAGCGCATCCGCTCACGCTCTATGTATCGTTCCAGCTCCGCTTCGTTTTCAAACGGGTTCTCAAGAATCTCCTCCTGCTTGAGCCACAGCTCATCGGAATCTTCATATGTATAAGGGTAACTATTCTGCAATCGTCTTTCCTCCGTTCGTTGTGTCTATCCAATTTATGAGCAGCTCTCTCATGCGCTTACTCGGTATGTATAGGTTAATGGGGCGGTCATCACGAATGGCGCTTCTCCATATCCACTGCAGCATCTCTGACAGTGCGAAGGCATCCGCATCAATAGTAATATTCTGGGCATGGAAGAATTTCATGATGTTGGGGTCTGCAAACCGGTTGACCATGTATGCCACATCGGTACGGTCTTTGTACTCATTGGTCGCTCTGGCACTGGTCTGTAAAAAGTTCTTTCGGAACCTTCCTGTTTTACTGTCCACCAGTTTGTTTACATCGCTCTTGTAGCAAGTCCACAGTCGTGTATCCTGACCACCGCCCGAGACACTTTGAAAGAACTTCTTCATGCCGTTTCGCAGCGTGCGAATCTCAGCGTTGTTATACCCCCGTTTGTCGTACCATGACTTGGACAGGGTATAAGTCTTATCCCCAACAGCATTGAGTTTTGGGCTGTCCACAATATGTATCAGGTCGTGGTAATCCAAGGGCGGCGGTTCGTCCGGCCTGTCAGAGAATCGATAGCCATTGGCGTCGCTCTCCACACCAACTACTCTGTAGTCGAACCCGAAATAATCCAGGTATGCTTTCTGGTACTGTCCATTGAAAAGATAGGTCAACATGAACACTTCGTCAAATGAGCGAAGTAGTTCTGGATTGAGAATGTTCAGCAGCGCATTGTCCAGCCGGAATAGTGAGCGGGTGTTTGCCATCTCTTTGTAGTCGCTGAACCGCCCAGTGTACTCCTCATCTTTCCACTGGATGCATCCGTCTTCTAAAACTTCAGCGAGCTGTGTGACAATCAGGTCGAAATCCTTATCGGTGATATTCAACCTCTCTATCACTTGGATGCTCTCATCTACGATAAGAGAATAGTGCTTCTCTCGAATTAACTTCAGCGCCTCGTCGTCCATCAGATAAAACAGCGAATGCGTTGCGGAGACATTGTGTCCAAGACGAAGGTGCAGCTTCAACTCAGATGACTTGCTCATGTGGTCACTGTCCGGCTGGTCAAAGTCGCAGCGTTCGCAGATACGCCCGACCTCGTCCAGATATGGGGTGATGTACAAAAACCGCTTGCTGTCCTTGTGCCGGTTCATGTAACGAATAGCTGCCGACGATTTACCTCTGCCCATACGGGCGTCAACAATAGTTATCTGGTTCATTTGGTGGTGTCATCACATCCTTTCTGCGTATTTTTGATTAACCAAACCATCCAAAAAATTTTAGGACACAAAAAAGCCGCTCGACTGGCTATACTGTCGCTATCAACGCAGCTCCTGTAACCTGCTTTGAGTAGCTTTTTTAATAGCTCTTTTTTCAAACTCCTCCTTCTTTATAACCTTTGAATCGAAAATCCTTGCAGCACAAGGGCTTCCCGAAACGGCCAGGACACTCGGTGTGTCCTAACTTGTTTATCCGATATGCGATTATCAAGGTGCAGCAGATGGTCATTAGGCCATCAAAATCTCAGTCTCTCCAATGTCACTATCGACCAGATAGTTGTGATTGACGCTGCCGAGGTTGAGGTTCCGATAGGCTTCATCAATCTCTTCGCTGGTGATGCCGATGTAGTCCAGAGTCTGAGCAGCGGTGGAGTGACCAAATATTTTCTGGAGAAGCAGCAGCTTGCGGGGGTCGTTACCACTCATCACCATCTGATGATAGGCGAAGGTCTTACGCAGTGTGTGGGTCGCCATACGATTACCAAGGCCAAGGTCTTTAGCAATACCCTTAAGCATAAGGTCAACGGCCTGTTTGCTGATAGGCTTGTTTTCGTTCAATCCATTATTGGACTGGCTGCGGAACATATAGTCGCTGAGATGAACACCGGTCGTGTTCTCAAGATACAGGGTCACAGCTTCCACAACTGCTGTGTTAATGGTGATGTAGCGGTTGCGCTGACGCTTGCGGGTGTTTCTCGTCTTCTTTTCCAGAACCGGAAAGCGGTCACGGAAAGTACAATCATCATTGATGATGTGAGTGAACCGAAGCATACGGAGGTCACTGATACGAAGTCCAAAGTTGATACCAACAATGAACAGCATATTATCTCTGAACCGCTTTTGTCCAATCAGGAACTGAGAGATGCGGATGATGTCATCCATGCTCTTGATAGGTTCAGCGGAGTGCTCGACAGCAAGGTCGGTATGTACCTCTTCAGCAGCGGGGGCGATGAGGCCAGCCTTGAGCTTACGACAGCTCTGCTGAACGGTGGCGATGTCGATGACAGATGAGGGCTTAGCCTCCTGTGTGAAGTCGATGTGGATTATCTTAGCCATCGTAGCTCTCCTTTCTCAATCAAAATGTAGTCTATTTAATTATCTTGATTATACCGATATTATACCACATTCCTTTATGGAATGTAAGTATAATTAGTAGACAACATAGGGAAAACAGTGAAAAACAGAAGTATAAATAACAGGCGGCGTAGTTAAGCCCTTTTCTCTTTTGGACAAGTTGAATCCTCCTCACAAGCATCCACGCAAAGGGCTTAACCAATCATGTTCCTCTGGACATTCTTTGCCGAGAAAGCAAGTAAAATCAAGGCGTTTGGGGCTTGTAATAAAAAGTGATGGTTTGGGTCAGATGAACCGACTACATCTGTTTGCGCTGTCGGCGGGGGCTGAAAAGACCATAACCACCCCCCTACTTGCCATAGCACCGAAAAGGCAAGTAGAAACCACAGCGGCAACGGCGGCACGACAGGCGGCAAGCAAGGCGGGAACAGTTGCGACAGGGTACACCCCTTGCGGCTATGGGTGTATGTCAAAAAATTGTGTTGACATTGTATGCAAGTGGTGCTATACTTGTTCATGCCGAACAAGGCAAGCGGGACACCACAACACCACAACACCACCGCAAGCCAAAAACACCAACGGCAGAAAGGAAACACAAGATGAACACGAACACGAAAGCAACCGCACAGGCGAAAGCCAACACCACCACCGCAACCGCATTTGAAACCGTCAAGCGCAACTATGAAACCGCCCTTGCACAGGGCAAGGACACCGCACAGGAATTGACCGCCCTTGCAACCGCCGTTGCATACAGTGTCATAAACAAGTGCATTGACCCACAGCGCAAGACCGCCGCACAGCGGGACACCGCAAGCAACACCGGATTTAATCCCGCTATGGTAGCACTGAAAAGAGGGATAGCCGCTGACCTTGCCACGCTGGACAACACCCGCCGCAACGCCAACGCCGCAACCGCCACAACCTACAACGCCGACGGCGATTTAGTGACCGTCACGGCGGACAAGGACGCCGCCGCCGCCCTTGTTGACCTTATGGAAACCACCCTTTCGGACGGAATAGACCTTGTTCAGACCGCCGCCCTTGCCATTTTGGAACAAGCCGCCGAACACGCCAACGGCGAAAGTTGGCTTGATAGCAAATACACCGTTCGCCGCTTGTCCCGCCGTGTCTATATCCGTTCGGACGAAAGTGCCGCATATAGGGACGATGAAACAACACCCATTCAAGAGGTTTACAGGGCTGTGCGGCAGGCCGTCCAAAATTCCCGCGCCGTTCAGACAGACCCCCGCAACGGGTACAGCTACATAGAGGACTTGACGGCGGACGGACTGGACACAATTTATCACCGTTTGAACAAGTACGCCGATTTAGGCGGGTACGATTGCAACGGCAACTATACCACCGACAGACAAGCCGCCGCCGACTATGAAACACTTGTTGCAAGTCTGAACTTGACCGACAGACAAGCGCAAATTCTCCGCTTGCGTATGCAGGGCAAGGGATACAAGGCGATAGCAACCTATTTAGGCGTAACGCAAAGGGCGATTGCAAAGACCGTGGGACAGATACAGACGAAAGCCACGGCGGCGGGACTGACCCCGCACGGACAGACCACCGTGCAGGACTAAACCGAACACGACACCGCACGAAAGGCGGGGGCTTTTCGCCCCCGCCTTTTTCTTTTGGACAGACCACCCGCAACCGCAAGGAACA